CGTGAGGCAGATTCTCCAGGATAGGTTCGAGAAAAACACATACTCCTCGCTGACGGTGCAAGAGGGAGAAACTCTGCTTCTCCACTTCCAGGTCATGCAAGCGGCCCAGGAGGCCAATGTACCGGCTGGATACGTAACAGAGAGGTTGCTGGAGAAGTGGGAAGTGGCGGACCTTTCTCAGGCTGACTCCTCAGTCCTGGCGGAGCTTCTCGCGGAGTTCCAGGCAGCAGCGAGCGACTGAGGCCATGCAACAGGCGACCCCCCGGGCCCTACCCGTCCTAATTCTTTCCTGGCAGGAAGAGTTCCACAACGGGAATAGGGTCTCGGGGTCGTCTCGGATTTTGTTCTTGACCCCCTTTTCTCCGTGCGTAGGATCGACTCCATACTCGGGTGAAGGGGGAAACTCTTCTGAATACAAACAAGACAGACAGGGCCGGACCTTCCTTTATCTCCCTCACCCGAGCGCGGTAAACGGTAGTACTCCGGCCCCCTGTCTGTCTGTAAGGACTATAGATGCCGGAACGGATTCCAGGCGGCTTCATTCTGCTCGCTCGGAGGCTGTTCGACTCTGAGATTTGGAATGAGCCGCCGCTCTACTTCAAGGTGTGGGTTTTTCTCTTGATGAGTGCGAACCACAAGGACCAAGTGGGAGGAAAGCTGAAGCGAGGCCAGTGCCTTATCCGATATGAAGACATCCAGGATGCGACCACCTACATGGTCGGATACCGCCGAGAGAGGCCCTCGAAGCCCCAGATTGCGAAAATTCTACGAAGGTTGCGCGAAGGAAACATGATAGCAACGACGAAGACAACACGCGGGCTAGTCGTTACTATATGCAACTACGAGACTTATCAAGATCCGAGCAAATACGAAAGCAACAACGAAGATCCTGCGACAGCAATGCGAAGGCAACAGTTGGGTTCCACTATAAACAAGAATGATAAGAATGATAAGAATGACAAGAAAAAAGAAACTACCCCTTCCCCTTCTTCTGGAAAGCCCAAGAAGAAACAGCCAGATTCTCAAGCTATCCAGATTTATGACTTCCTCAAGGAGGAGTCCCTCAAGGCTCGGGAGATAGACCTCGGCAATGATGGTCGGATCAAGTCCGTCAGGAAGATCCAGGCTCGGCTCAACAGTAAATGCTCAGTCGAGGAATGCAGAGAGGCCGGGAAGAACTACCTCTGGAATCCGTGGTGGAAGGAACACACGGAGATCAAGTTCTGGAAGCACGTCTTCGAATCGGACTCGAAAGTCAAACAGTGGGTGAGGAAGAAGCCGGAGCCCGAAAAGGCAATCCAGAGAACGATCGACGGCGTGAGACCGCCAGGGCAGCGAGATATGGGGGGGCTAGGATGACAGAAGAGAGACGGCCACCACAGGACATCGAGGCCGAATCAGCCATCCTGGGCGCGATATTGATCGACGAGGCTCTTGGCTTGAGCATTATCCAGGAACTCACGCCAGACGACTTCTACCGGACATCCCACCAGGAGATATTCAGGGCGATGTGCTCGCTCGCAGACAAGGGTTTACCCACAGACACAATTATGGTCAGGGACGAACTGCGCCGGGTTGGGGGGCTCGAGCAGTGCGGCGGGACCGACTATTTGGTCAACCTGTCCAAGTCGGTCCCTTCCCTGGCCAATGCTCCGTCCTACATCTCCATCGTGAAAGAGGCCGCAGTGGCAAGGCAGGCGATAACAAGCATGACAAAGCTGCTAGGTGGGGCATATGCGAGAAACTGCGACGTCAGGGATATGCTGATCGAGATTGAGGATTCAATTTACATGGCCCAACGCAGACTGGATTCCGATAAGGATGCCGAAAGTCTTCGGGATATCGCATCCTCAGAGGACGAAGTGCCAAAACGGACTATGGGCCTTGGTTTCCGCGCGCTGAGAAATCATGTGAAAGGCTTTGCGACGCGACGGGTTTCTGTCATAGGCGGTCGTCCGAGCATGGGCAAGACGAGCTTCGCGCTACAGATAGCGGCGCGGCAAGGTATAGAGGGCACGAAGAGTCGGTTTTTCTCAATCGAAATGGATCGCGATGACGTCGGGGTTTTTGCGAGAAGAATGCGTCTGCCAGGCGGGTCGAATGTCTACATCGACGACAGGACCAGGCTTGGCTATGCGGACATTCGTGCTTTTCTCCGTAGCGCGGAGAACCGCCGCAACAAGGTCGACGTCGTTTACATCGACTACATTCAGTTGATGGAGCCGCCGCCGCACGCGATAAGGCTGTCCAGAAACCTGCAGATCGCAGAAATCTCTAGGGAGTTGAAGAGGATTGCCAGAGAGCATGATGTGCATGTCTGCTGTATTTCGCAACTATCCAGACAGCCAGACCAGAGAGAGAACCCAGCACCACAACTGTCAGACCTAAGAGATTCTGGCAGCATCGAGCAAGAGGCTGATCTTGTGATGCTTCTCTACAGGCCAGGATACTACGACAGCACTGCGGATCCGGGGCTAGGCAAGATCAACATCGCCAAGAATAAATTCGGCAAGGTGGGCTGGGTCTCGATGTCTTGGAGGGGAGGAGAAGGTTATGAGCCGGATGAAGGACCCCGTGAGGATTGGGGAGGTAGTGCCGAAGGTGCTGGCGAAGGTCATTCGGACCTATCCGAATCACCGGGAGATGATCTTCGGGGAGTACGTACTGGCGAGGAAGCGATCGAGGAAGGGGATTTGGGATGAGTGAGCAGAACAAGCAGTCCTGGGGCCTTGCAGACGAACTCTACGCATGGATAGGCTTCAATCGGGATGGCTTGCCAGAGGATGAGGTGAAGCGGATACAGCAACTCGTAAAGCGCGTCAGGGCGATGGAGGGCAAGAAGCCCTGGGGGCTGGCTGACCTTCGAAACGAAGTAGATTGCCGGATACAGCACGGGGCCGAGAGCAACGGACACCTGGAGTATGTGCTCGGTCGGCTTGACGAGCTACTCAGGAGGGAGCCGAAATGACCTGCACTCTGAAGTTCCGCGTGTACGGTGTCCCGAAACCTGCCGGCAGCAAGAAGGCCTTTGTGAACAAGAAGACCCGGCAGCCCATCATCGTCGATGACTGCAAGCGCAGCAAGGAGTGGAAGCATGACGTCAGGGATGCGGCCTTCGATGTGGCGCCCACAACACCGATAAATGCGCCGATCACCCTGGATGTGACCTTTATCATGCCGAGACCGAAGTACCACTACAGGACGGGGAAACACGCGGGGGAGCTCAAGCCTAACGCCCCGGAGAAGCACACCAAAAAGCCGGACCGAACAAAGCTCTTGAGGGGTACTGAGGACGCGCTGACCAAACTGCTATGGGCGGACGATAGCTTGGTGTGGTCTGGCAAGACCGAGAAGGTGTACGGCGACAGGCCGGGGGCAGAGATTACGATTGAGTGGGAGGAGGAGGAATGAGCCAGGAATGTCCTACCTGTAAGGCAAAAGAAGAGGCTCGGCTGGAGTCAATGCGCAAGGCGGCGGAGGAGGCGAAAGCGGAGATGTCTAAAGACCGGCAGCCATTTCTTCGTGGTGAGACCATCGCGGAATGGATCAGGGTATGCGGCGTCGATGGCTTTGAGGCGATGCTCGCCGCCAGCCTCGACGATCACTTCATGTGGAAGTTTGGACTCCGAGTGTACAGGAGCAAGCGATGACCGAGCAGAAGCCGATCGACTACTGGCTGCTGATCTTCTGGATACTGGCAATACACGCCTGCCTTGCGTTCTGGTGGGGGGCGATCTCGTTTGTGAAGTGGATGACGACATGACCGTCAATGAGCCTAACGAAAGGAGACTGAGATGGAGAAGAAAGAAGTGCTGTCTGGTTATGCGATTGTCGTGCTGGATCGCGGGTTTGTCTACGTTGGCGATGTGGAGGTGTCTGAGGACTGGTGCGTCATCTCGGGGGCTCGAAACATCCGCTATTGGGGTGTGACCAAGGGCCTCGGCGAGCTTGCGCAGAACGGTCCAACAGAGAAGACGAAGCTCGACACGGTGGGTACGGTGCGCGCCCCAATGCGTGCGGTAATTTCCGTCATAGACACGGAGGCAAGCAAGTGGAAGTGCTAGAAATCACACTGGACGGTTCCGGTTCCGGTTCCGGTTACGGTTACGGTTACGGTTACGGTGACGGTTACGGTTCCGGTTACGGTGACGGTTACGGTGACGGTGACGGTGACGGTGACGGTGACGGTTACGGTGACGGTGACGGTGACGGTTCCGGTTACGGTTACGGTGACGGTGACGGTTACGGTTCCTAAGCATGAGTGGCTGATGACCGAGGCGAAACCGGGAGACGAGCAGGCCGGTGCGGGTAACGGGATTAAGAAACCGCCGCGCGCCTCGGTCTTGAAAGGAGAAGCCATGACCGACCTAGCAGCGGACGTGAGGGAGGCGTTCTGTGTTGGGTTCTGTGGCGAGTCTAAGCCTAACGCCGCTTGCCTGGATTGTATCATGGGTGTCGCCAACCCCGAATCGGTCCTCGCAGCCTGTAAGCGCCTGCTGTCTCGGGAGCGGTTGGGGGAGGAGGAGATACGCCCAGAAGCCTTGAAGCACGTACTGGGGGATGACGTATCTGGCCTGTACGACGGCACGGTGGATGGCTTTGAGGTGGGATACAAGGCTGCCCAAGACCGCATCCTCGGCCCGGTTGAGGGGTGCGGGAAATGAGATGCCCCAAGCACAGTTGCAAGTACGAATACGAGTGGGACAAGGATAGCAGGAAGGACATTGAGTACTGCCCAGAGTGCCGGAAGGAAAATATGGAATGGCTGCGCAAGCTAATCGGCCCTGCGCCGTGTCCCTATTGCAAGGGTACGGGCAAGCATCCGCTGGCCGACTGCGGCCCTGCAGAGGACGAGGAGGATAGCAATGCCTAAGCGAGTAATGATAACAGCCAAGATGCTGCGGGCAAAGGGTGCATACGCGGATCAGGTGGAGATATTTCGCAAGATGTGGCCAGGCGGCGCTACAGTCACCAAGGGCAACGCACTCAAGGCCGCCAAGCTGGGGCTGAATGACGAATGGTTTGCGAGGTATCTTCTACCCACCAAGCTGCATAACGAGTACGATGCCAAGCTCAAGCCCCTGGATGACGAGTACCTGGCCAAGCTCAAGCTCCTGGATGACGAGTACTGGGCCAAGCTCAAGCCCCTGGATGACGAGTACGATGCCAAACGCAAGCCCCTGGATGACGAGTACGATGCCAAGCGCGAGCCCCTGGATGACGAGTACGATGCCAAGCGCTGGCTCATCCTATACCCATTGTTGAGGCAGGCACTGAGCGGCCATGCAGAGGACGGGGAGGGGGAGTGATGTTGGCAGAATGTGGAACCTACTGGGCAGCGCTTTGGCGCTCCAGAAATGAGCTCGACGGCGTGACTGAACATCTGATCCATAGGGATTGTGTGCCTGTCTTGTTCCGTACCAGAAGACAAACCAGGGAGTTCATCCAGAAGGAGTACGGCTACATCCGGACGCGCAAAGACCTACGGCAAGAGCCGTTTGGGTGGCGAGTACCACGGGCAGTGAAGGTGTGCGTTACAATTGCCGAGAAGGAGGAGTGATGGATAGGACCGATCTTGTGTTGGCTTTGGAGCGGAGAATTGCGGACTGGTGCGAGGAACACAACGAGGATTTCGTGTGCGCTGTGTCTGCGGCAGAGTGCTTCGCCGACCTTTTCCCAAACGTTGCCAAACGAGTCGCAGAGGCGGACCCGGTTGAGGACTGCGAGACGTCACCGAACATGAGTGGCAAGTGTGAGAAGTGCGGGAAGTCTCTACCGTATGCCTTCAATGACATGGACGATGAGGGCCGGATATGTCAGATCTACGAGAATTGTCCCGACTGCGGCGCTGCCGAGGACGGGGAGGGAACATGAAGTACATCATGATTGAGCACCCCATGTACGAGCTCGATACCCCAATCCTGTTCGACAACGTACTGGCGCATAGGCGGGTGAAGGAAACGATGGACTGCGGAGTGGTCTCAGCGGGCTTCGTCAAGATTGACTGGAAAGAGAAAACGGTATTCTGCTACGGGCGATCGGAGTCTCTGAACATAGCAAGCAGGGGCGCGGAGGACTCGCAGATCGTGGCGGCGGTGTTAGGGCTGGTGTAAGGGAGGAAGCAATGATTGAGGAATTGGACCTGAAGGCCCGGGACATGGGCTGGAACAAAAGGCGACTTGTGCTACTGCTGGAGGGCCTTGGGGTAACGGGCAAGATCAACCAACTGGTCAAGGCGGTCCAAACCCTAGAGACGACGGTGAGCGGGAACCGAGGCTGGATACAGGCCCAGGTCGACGCGAAGCGACTCAGGCAAGAGGCAGAAGAATTGAGTCTGGCGAGCGAGGTGTTGCGTGACAACCTGCCGAAGCCCAAGAGGACGAGGCTGGAGGCTATAGCAGCGGAGGGATGCCGGTACGCAAGCGGAACCGTGTTGCCCAAGGGCGACTTTGACCTGCTCCTCCGCTGCGCCGACGTCATCAAGAGACGCGGAGACGCCACCTGCGGCGATATGCTTATGGATGCGTACGCCGAGATGGCTGACATCTATGACGAACTTACGGCGGAGGCGGACGCATGACCTGGCTGGTAAACGCGGTGGTGAGTGTCTGGGGGGCGATCATTCTCCTGGGGGCGCTCTTGGTCTTTGTGCTGTCCTGCTGTGCGGCAGCGAAGGCGGCTGACGAGGACATCGAAAAGAGGATGCGGGGATGACGGAAGCAGTCCACAAGCTCAAGGCGCACTGTAGCTGCGGGGCGAAGATGAACGTCGAAGGGCCCTACAGCATGCTCGTCCACTATGGCCGGGACTTCCTCCAGAGACACCATCACGGCGGCTCTAACGGTAGGCACGGCCATGTGTCTATCAACGACGAGGAGTTGAGGCCGGCGCCAGTGGATGATCTTCGGGCTGCAGCGATAAATCTGCTGGGCGCCTGCAAAGACTTGTCGAAGGCTTGGCCGAAGCCGAACGATCCGAGCCCTACGGTGATCCCGGCGCATATGCCGAGGCGGATGGGGGAGTCAATGGCATTGCTGGAAAAGGCACTGGCAATGAGTGAGGAGGCAAGGCGTGGCTAAAGACATAGACAGTCTCAGGCGTAGCCTTGAGCCCTACAAGGCGCACCAGGATGAGTTGCTCCGTGTAATTCGAGAGCATGGTGGGCACCTCACCCAGCAGGAGTTTGATGAGGAGTTCGCCGACTTCAAGGAGGAGTATCGCGATTGGACACTAGATGAAGTTGCGTCCGGCAAGACCCGAGGGAGAGGCCAGGTGATCCACACCATGAGCCCACGGCACTTCGCCAACTTTGGCATAGGGAAGATTGAGCCGTCTATGGCCCTGCTTGGCGACCCAAGCGGAAGCGGGTGGTCAATGTGGCTCGACCTCCTGCAGCGCATGTGGAGGCTCAGGCTGATACGCGTTCGCGGCTCTGCGCCCAACATAGTGTACGAGATTGTGGAAGAGGAGGCAGCGAATGGCTGAATTCAAGGTGGTGTGCGAGGACTGCGGTACGGAGCTCAAGGCGAGCTGGCAGATAGGCCAGAACCGCTATGGGGATGTAACGCTCCAGGTCGGCCAGTGCCAGACGTGCATGGACGAGGTAGGGGAGAAGGCGCACGCAGTAGGGTTCGAGGCTGGGAAGCTGGAGGCGCAAGAGGAGAGGAGGGGGAAGTGATGTTTGAAGACATCTTCGGGCCTAGCACGTCGGGCCTCAGAGAAGCCTGCAAGGAGTTGAATATCAGCATGCTAACGATCGCCACGGCGTTGCTGGATAAGGGCCTGATCTCCGGCGATGACATCCTCGCCGCCAGACCAAAGGCCGTCCACGCGGTTGAGCAAGACCTCGCGAGGGCAGATGAAGAGGCGCGGAAAAAGCTCGATGAGCGGCACCCGGGACTCAGGGAGCTCTTCGGCAAGATAATGGGCCAAGAGCCATGAGCCAAGACCTCGGGAGCCTAGGCCTGGACCGCCACATCACGGGCAACTATGGTGAGGATCAGTTCCGCGGCGTCAAGTTCTGCCGTGAATGTGGGCGTGAGTTCTGGGACGAGTCGTACCACGGCGACGAGGAGTATTGCGAGGACTGTATGGAGCAGGAGGAGGGGCTAGATGGGTAAACAGAAACTCATAGGCTGGGCGGCGTACTTCCTGGCAGCAATCGCGTCGTATCTGTGGATCGGACATGCCGGACCGAAGCCGAGTGAGATCGACTACGGCAAGCTGTCTATCCCGGATGCCACAACACCCATAGACTTCCCGGGACAGGTCGAGCCTCTCGAGAAATTGCCTGTTGGCCTCAATGGTAAACCGGTGAGCGATGACGGCCGCTGGAAGCTGATCCTCAAGTACGTCGGGACCATCCACCACGACGTGTCAGGGTACACGCCGCACGATGACCCTGGGTTTGGGAAGCGGTACGCCAACAGGAACTTTCTCCTGGGTGGGAAGCTGTACCATCCCGAGAGGCCCTTCCGTACCACTGAGACCTATGTCCGCCGGCACCATTACACGGTAGCGGTTCCGAAGAGGTACGCGCATCTCCACGAGGATCTGGTGTGGGATGGCCTGTATTGGAATCACCGGTATCGGCTCAAGATAGACGGCTACACCCCACCGGATGTGTACGCGGTTCCCAGAGACCGGATCGTGGCCTACGACCGGTTCGATGCACTTTACACGGGCGATAAGGCCGTTAGGCGCGCAAAGAAGTGGGGCGTGAGGAAGCGGTTGATCGAAGTCTATCGCTACGACTGGGTGCTGGAGGTACAGCCGTGAGGCCCAGACCGACGAGGATGCGATTTAAGGGGCCTATCTCTGTTTCGGAGTACCGACAGTCGCCAAAAACAGGGATCGTACACAGGGCAAGCACAGAGGGGCGTAGGATTGGATGCTGAGAGGCAAGGAGGGATAGCGATGAGTAGAAACCCAGAGTGGAACTGCCCATATCGTGAACAAGTAACTGGCGATGCCTGGTGCGATAGGCTTGCCGACTTGGCAGCAAGGCGGTTGGGGGAGGATGAGATCGACTTTGCGGTGATCCACGCTTCTCCCACAGAACTGAATGATGTGGCAGATGAAATACACGAAAGACACCCGTCTTGGCCTGAGTCTCATTGTCTCCATGTCGCGTTCTGTCTTTGGAGGCAGAACCGCCTACTCGGCCCGGTTGAGGAGTGCGGGACGTGTGGGGGCAAGGGAGAAGTCTGGGGTTGGGAAGGTCACGACTGCAACACTGAGCATTGGTATCCCTGTCCCGACTGCGGCCCTGCCAAGGACGGGGAGGGGGAGACTGAGGACCCGGACCACCCCCGGGACCACGGAGACGAAGCTATCAAGGAGACAGGGCTATGATACAGCTATTCTGCAAAAGGAGTCCGTGGCAGCGCTCGGTCGAGTTTGTCTACACGGAGACATGGGCGCACCAGAACAGATTCATGGTAGCGGAACCCTTGAAGCTCCATGAGATACCTGCCGATACCGAAATGCCCGCTCCAACCTTTGCGCTCCCGGAAGATGGGGCCCAGAAGCTCATGGACTCCCTGTGGCGTGAGGGGTTCAGGCCGACAGAGGGTACTGGATCCGCCGGGGCCCTCGCGGCCGTGGAGAAACACCTGGGAGACATGCGGGCCATTGCGTTCAGGTATCTCGAAATCGGAGAGGACACGGACTCGGCGGCGCGGGTTGAAAAGGCGGTAGAGAAATTCGAGAGCATTGTCAAAGAGATGCGCCAGGGGAGGAACGATGACAGGACACGAGTTTAGACTGATTCTCAACCAGGAGACCGCGCGGATCCCCGCAGAGCGCCTCAAGAAGTGGACCGAGCAATCCGTCTCGGCCATCCGCCGGCAGGCCAACGTCTCTTCCAAGATCAAGGGCAAGAGGCTACGGTTCATCGCTGCCAGTATCAAGGGGGCTCGGAAGCCCTCACGAAAACACGTCCGGCTCTGCACCACCAGTCTCAACCTCATCGTCGACAGGCTCGACTCCGAGGCAATGGACACCAAGGGCTTACAGATTGCCAGCGGCTCCTGAGTCTGCTACGCTTGTGGTGTTTGGAGGACAACCCCATGAAGATAGCTTCTGACAAAATAGCCCATTTCGGTATCGGTTCACTCATCGCCACCTGCGCTGGGCTCGCCCTATCCCCAAGCCTCTCCGGATCGCTCGCTGGGGCATGTGGCGTCGTCATCGCTGCAGCCGCCGGCGCTCTCAAGGAAGCCAGAGACTACGGGACACGTAGCGGGCACGCTTCTCGTGCTGACTTCTGGGCCACGGCACTAGGTGGGTTGGCGGGGGGAATAGTGGTGGGGCTGGTCTGCCGCTAGTCGCCTTGCCTCTCCCGTCTCAATATCTTGGCCACCGTCTTGTGACTCCACTCCTCTGCCGATCGGGGAGGATAGCCCAACAGGTCAAGCTCTACCGCAATCCCTCGGAAGCTCATGCCCTTCTCGCGCATCTCGACCATGATTTGGAGTATCTCCTGCTCCGGGAGGCACTCTACCATCCGGCTCGGGTCCTCCGGGTCCATCATCCAACCATACGGCAGCCGGTGGGACATCCGCCGCCGCTCTTTCTGGTATCTCTTCATGGCTCGGGAGGTCCGTACCGCCGTCAACTTCTTCTCGTACTCCCTGAACACGGCCAGCATCTTCCGCATGGCCTCCTGCTCCAGACTCGTGCCGTTGTCTTCCTCTGCGGCCTCAATCCTGGCCCCCGCCTTCTTGGCCTGCTCCTCGATATACAGGTGCAAATAGAGATCCCGGGCCAGACGGCTACGCCACCGCACAACAAGCACCATGCCCCGACGTAGGGCGTCAACCGCCCCCCAGAGTCCGGGGCGCCCCGAGTCGTCGCCGCTGCAGTCAGGATCGGAAAACTCCAGGGGCTCGCTCGTTACCTCGTAGCCAGCTTTCCGGCAGTATTCCCGGCAGATTTCCTCCTGTTTCTCGCAACTCGTACTCTCGTCCGCCCCGGGTCTCGGACTGAATCTCGTGTAGATAATCGCCTTCGTCACTTGCTGCCTCCCTCAAGGTATGGCCTGACCTCCACCATCGGCCTGGCCCTTTGGTTCAGTCCCTCCACCCACACCACCACCTGCCCCCGCAGGTTAGAAATTGCCGGCAGTCTCGGGTTCTCCCTGGCCCTCGCCACATACCCCCAGGCTTGCGCGTCGCCGTACCTCCCAGTGACGTATTCCCCAGGTCGGGGCCTCCAGTCGTCAGGAGCGTCCGGTGAGTATGGGTCTCTCACGGCCTTACTCCTCCTCGATCAGCAGGCCCCTCGCCAGCAGGTCCTCAACGCATACACGGCACGTGAAATGCCCGCCGACGTCCACTCCCTCACCGTCAAAGATCGGCTCTCCACACTCAACACAGAGCCCCTCGAATCCCTCCAGTATCCCCTCCCCCACCGTCTCTAGCTCTGCCTGTGTCATCTGCTGCCCCCTTTCAATCCTGGAAAGGCCCAGGCCCCAGGAGCTCGTGGCCCCTGGGGTTTGGGTCTTCATTCAGCCAGATCGTCAGGCGGGGCGATGGTGTAGCCAGCCCCCACCAGTATGTCCGCGATTTGGTCGAGTGTGTCTGGACTCCAGACCTTCCCGCTGACAACTCCGTGTATGGCGTCAAGGTTCTCCCTGAGCTTGGCGATCTCCGCCTTCTCCGCCTCGTAGCTCCTCAACAGGTCCGCGCCGATCTCCTTCTGCCGGGCGATCTCGGCTGTCAGTAACTCACACTCTGCCTCTGCACCCTCCAGCCAGCCGGAGAACAGTACCGCGTCCGCCTCGTTGTCGAATTCGGCGATATCTTCCTCTTCTCCGATGTTCTCGATATCGTCGCCCTCCCCGATCCGCTCCACCTGCACCCACACCTTGTACTTGCTGCCCATGACTTCCCCTTCCTGGCTTCCCGCCTCACCATGAGGCCCGGGCCCCTGCCCCAAACGAGGCAAGGGTTCGAGTCTCTTAGGCTGCTACTGCCGCTTTCTCCTTGATCTCTGCGAGGGTTTTCGGGGTCCAATGCAGGTCAATCTCCGCGCCGTGCCGGATGATCTCCACAATCGAGATGTATCCGAGCTCGTCATTCCATCCGCAGGCTAGACCGAAGGCTTGGTGTTGTGCCGGCTCAACGTCCCGCTCCGTGACGTACCAGTCCCATTGCCCCGTGAAGTAGTGGAGATACACCACGGCCTCGTCGCCCTTGCCATCCTGCTCGTAGGTCTTCGGCATGGTCTCGACTAGCTCCGCAAGCTCTCCCATCTTGCCCCGAAACCAGTCTCCCTCTTCGCCCCTGCAGCAATCCGTCATCACCCGGAGTTGTCCGGTCCCGATGAACCGTCGTAGGCTCATCACCGCTTCTAGTCTCGTCATGCCTTGTCTCCTCTCTACTCCGTGTCCCACTTCCACAACTGCCACACAATGAGCACCGACAATACCCCCACCAGTGCCCGCCCGATCTCCGCTACCATCACGGCCCGCCCTCCCCGAATAGCTCCATCTGCTGCGGCTTTTCCGGCTGTTTCTCCTCCGTTTGGCCGTGGCTCTCCGGCTTCTCTCCCAGCCCCCAGGGCCCTATACACTCCCAGCCCTCACGTGCCGCCCGGGAGTTGAGTACTCCTTGAGCTAGCTCGACCGTGGGGAAGTACCGAAACCCCCGATAGTGCCGGAGATTTCTCCGCCCTATCTTGTGCCAGTAGATACTCCACCGTAGGTCTCTCTTGTCCGGGTCCGTGAAGGGGTCTGACTCGACTGCAAACACGCGTTCTCCCTCCCGATACATCAGGGCCTTGCCTGACTCGATATGCCGCCACATAAGCGCCCAGGCCCTATCTGATGCCTTGTCAGAGCTGATGTAGTCCTCCAAGCTCATCCCAACATCTCCCCGCCCTCGATACGCTGCAGGGCTTCTCTCATGTTGTTGTGACACTCCTGCAGGAGCTTCACGTATGCCGCTATCGGCCGGCCGTCTAGGCCCTCAGAAACCGCGATCTCTCGAGCTCTCTCCGCGAATGGCTTAGCGAGGCCCTGATTAGTCAAGGTGAAGTTCAGACACCTGGAGAGAAGCGGAGAAGCGTCTATCTGTGCCTCAAATAGCCCTTGCTGCCCGTCTCTCGTGGTCGTGAAAATCAGGAGCATATCGGATGGGATCCGCTCCAGCATCCCCAAGAGTTGCCGGATTATGGGTTTCCTGAGTCCGTGCGCCTCATTGATGATATACGCCCGATTCCCGAAGAGAGACCGCATCTGGACGTCATAGTCCAGGGCCTCATACTCAGCTTGTCCAAACTGGTCGGCACTGTCATACTCCAATACCTGACCCGTAGGCCCGCAGAACTCCCGGGCCGCGATCCTGGCCAGAGTAGTCTTCCCTGTCCCTGAGTTGCCGGACAGCCATAGGGCCTGTCCTCCCAGTCTCTTGCGCTCAATCAGCATTCCTAGCCGTTTGACGGCCTTGTCCTGGCCCACCACATCTCCGAGAGTCTGAGGCCGCCATGTGTCATAGAGTCTCACTTGCTGCCCTCCTCTAATGCTCTCTCCACTACTGCCTTCTCCCAGAACGCGCCATGCGTCAAGCGATAGACGCCACCTATCGGATCTAGCTTGACAGCCTTGGCCTTCACGAACACTCGCAACAGGACTTCTCCCTCTTCCTGCGTGATTCCAAACTGGTCAATTGCAGCTGCTATAAACCCGTCTGCCGCATTCTCGATGCGCTGTGCCATTGCTCAGCCTCCCAATAGATGAATCAGGATCAAACTCCAGGGCCACAGCACTAGAGCACCCGTAGCAATCAGGGCCCTCATGTACTCCGCATCCCTAGCCTTCGGCACTCGTGCCCTCACCAGAGCCCTCCTTGTCTGTAACATGGCTTCTCCTTTCCTGGCAGTAAACCCGGGAACTCCCATTCCCAGACACCTAACACTAGCACGTTTCTCCCAACCCGTCAAATTCTATCTTCTCAAATAGTCTCAAATTCCGACAAGAGCCAATGTTTGCAGGGGTTTTCTCACACCCGGAAACACGGAGAAAACCCCGGAGAAACCCACACCAGAGAAACAGAGAACCGGCGCTACTCCACTAACAGAGAAACACGGAGAAGAGAAAAGAGAAACCAGAGAGAAACACGGGAAGGGGGGAACCTACGGAGGGGGGATGGGGAATACCATCCTACAACTCCTATACAGGTCTGGTAGGGCACTGGCTCAGAATGATCCAGAGAAACACGGAGTAACTATGAGGCGGAGAGAAGAGAGTAGAGAAGAACAACAGAGAAAGAGTAGAGAAAGGTCGGAGAAGGGACGGGAGGAGAGAAAGCCCAGAGAGAGAGAAGAGAGAAGCAGGGAAAGCAGGACGGGTATCCCCGATCCTCAGAGAGTATGGGCGCGTGCGTTTCATGCCCATTTGTCATGCAACTGTTAGTATGATACGAATCGTACCATAGGTGGGACTATGGGAGACCCTTGCTCCCGGGGCACCGAATCCCCCTGGGGCTATGAGGGCTGCTGTAGGGGCCACAAGGGGCACATAGGCAGGGCCTGGTGAGGCTTTGCCAGGGCTTTGCTGCGGGTTTGCCAGGGCTTCTGAGGGGCCGGGTGTGTAGGGGGCCCCATGCCTTGTCTCTGGATTCTTTGCCACGCTGGGGGGCCTTTTACGCCTCTCCATACAGAGTTAACCCTGCATCTCCGAGTCGCCGATTTTCTCTCTTCCCTTGATGGGGGGTCGTGGTATATTGTGGGAGATGGGGAGGTTGATGTGAATGAGATGGGAGCCGACGAGATGAAGGTGGATGAGGGTGTGGAGATACCGCCCCGTAGACGGGGGAGGTTCTCGTCTGTGGCGGAGGAGATGGTACCAGGGGGGTCGGTAGGGGTGGAGAGTTACAGGGCGGCAGAGGCGCTCAGGGAGGCTCTGAGGCGGACAGGGAAGAAGGCGGCGGTTCGAAAGGTGGGCAAGGGTACGTGGAGGGTGTGGTGTGTTCAGAGAGAGGAGTCAGAGAAAGGGGCAGCAGATGAATGAGGGAAAACTCCTGACTTTAGCCGAGGTGTTTGACGGTCTCAGGAAGAAGTACGACTGTCCTAACGACCTTCCTTGCACAGAGTGTCTAAGCGCGGAGGGCTGCCGAGAGGAGGCACACGGTTTCATGCAAGGGCAGACACATGAACTCTGGCCCGAGGAAAAGAGCATCGAATTCGACCACAAATGGCTTGAGGCGGCGAAGAGGCAGAAGGAGACACCCGAATGACCCCAGAGCTCAAGCAGGAGTTCGAGTGCCGTTTCTGCGGGAAGACCGAGCTTATCGTGATTGAGGAGCTGGATGGGGAGTATCTGTACTCTGGGGCGGATGGCTGGCTGATAAGCCGTGAGAATCACCATCACCTGTGCCCTGAGTGTGTTGGTAAGATGCTGGAGTCGCTGCGGCGGAGAGAGAAGCGGCATATCCACGACAAGCGGAAGAAGTGTGGAGAGTGCGAGTACTGTGAGCCGAGCGAGAACATCATACACCTTGGGTGTTGCTCATATGACAGGGTGACGGAGGATTATAAGGCTCACGGTCCTATGGTCCACCTGATGCGTCCTGGCTGCCACGAGTGGATAGAGGCTGGGAAGCGTGTGATAGAGGAGAAGGGGGCAGCAGATGGCGGATGACATGAGCGACGACTACATCGCCAAGTGTATCGTGATGCCCGAGGAAGTGAGCGCTGGGCGATGGGAGTCGAACCTGGTGGTGCGTTATCCGGGTCACAGCGAAGATATCCTGATACGGTTCTGCAGCGGTGCAACGAAGAAGGAGGCCGTAGATGCCACCTGTTGTGATCTCCGCAGGTTGGCGGCGAGCCTGGAGGCGTTGTGGGAGTGGGAGGAGGAGGAGAAGGAGAAGCCGTGACTGAGCAGAATAGCCCCGTGGGTCCAAGGTGCGTTGTGAGCGGGTTTGCTACCAAGCGGGGCGCATACCGCCACGGGGCTTTGAAGAACGCTTGGGCGGGGTAGCCGTGACTGGTGAAAAATGCCCAGCGCAACGTGGGAGAAACCTGAGAGACGACCTTGGCCCACCCGTCAGGGCGGTGAATCTCGGTTAGTCACCGAGGGGGTGTCGACGCCCCTAACTGCCTCCCTGACGGTCGGTCGTGACCCTTCACGTTGCACACCTGAAACATCCCACCTGACCTACGTTGCAAACCTGGAACATTCGTTGCACATCTGAAACGTCCTTGACATTTCGTGTTTCATATCTGAAACTATGTTTGAATTGGTCTACGTGCGTCGGATAGTGGAGCGTCTATGGCTTCGGTTCGCCAATCCTTCAAGGACGATCTCAAGGCCGCCGGCCTATGGTTAGAGTTCATCGCCTACAGGGACGATCTCAAAGCACGGGAATTGTCTCCTGTCGACGCACGCGACCAAGCCGTAGCGGAGTTCGAGCCAAGGGTGGAGGAGTGGAAGAGCCACCCAGACAGATCCTTGTCTCCTCAAGGAGCTGCGACCCCTTCGGGGGAAACGGCGGGGGCGCCCCCGAAATCGGCTTGCTGCCCCGACAAGGGGGCTTCTCCTTCCCGTAAACCGCCCAAGGCCAAGACCGTACAGTCACCGCGCGATGTGAAGGAATTCGTAGCAAGGCACTGTGACATCCGGGATGTGATTATCTGGGTTGCGAAGCACCTGGAGCTTCCGGAGGACCAGCTCTCGATCGAGGATGCTCCGTCTGCAGAGGCCTGGGGAATGTTGGCCGTGTACCGGATGCCGAGCAGGAAACCGGAGTTCTGGGACAAGATATACGGGAAGCTCCTGCCGAGGGGCGGCCTGGAGGACAAGGACAAGGGAATGGTGGACGGTCAGGCCCTTGTCGACACGATCGGGAAACTCCTGGAGATCAAGAAGCGATCGGAGGCAGCTAGCGATGCGTGAGGTAACTGGAGTGTCGGATGACGTACTGGAAATGATCCTGAGTAATCGTTTGAGGCGGTCGGTCCCGAAGTACCGCGACGATACGGCAAAGGCCGCGGCGACCCTCAGAACGCATCTGTATGAGCCCTGCCCGTGCGGTTCGGGTAAGAAGTTCAAGTTCTGCTGCAAGGAGTAGGCGTGGATAGCAAGCGGTTCCCGCACTACCACATCGTACCGAGGGATCTCGAGGCGAATCTCCGATGGCGCCGGGAGGTAATCCAGAAGGCCGCCGAGGACGAAGGGTTTGCCAAGAATCTCTGGGAGATGTGTGAAGAGGACCCGCTGTTCTACATCAACGCCTTGGTGTGGACGTACAACCCGAAGGACAACGCGACACACCCGAAGGTCCCGTTCATTACCTACGAGTACCAAGACGAAGCCATAGCGAAAATCCTGACCGCGATCGAGAAGGGCTATGACGTAGCTTGGCCGAAGTCAAGGACGATGGGCGCTTCCTGGATGGCCATTACGGTCTTCGAGTACCTCTGGCACTTCAAGGCCGATATGTCACTCCTGGTGGTCTCCAGGGTCCAGAATCTCGTGGATATGAAGGGCAACACCGACTCGCTGTTCTGGAAGATCGACTTCATCCACGAGAATCAGCCTGCGTGGTTGCTGCCGAAACGGATCGAGCGCAAGCTCCTGATGATCGAGAATGTTGATCTGAAGTCCGTGATCTCGGGCGAGTCCACTACGGCCAATCTCGGCCGAGGCGGAAGGCGTACCGCGATCCTGATCGACGAATTTGCGGCGTTCGGGGTCAACGACGGATACGAGGCCCTGAAGGCGGTCAGGGACACGACCAAGTGCCGAGTGTTCAACAGCACCCCTCAGGGCTCCACAAACGCGTTCTACGAGGTCGTACACAAGACCAGTGCAGAGGTCTACCGGATGCACTGGACGAAGCATCCGGGCTATTCTGCGGGCCTCTACACGTCTGAGAAAGTCAACGGCAAGTGGGAGCTCCGAATCCTGGACGAAGAGTTCCGGGGAGTGGTGGACGTCCGGAGAGCCGACAAGGCCCTATGCGGGCACTACATCTACCCGGAGGAGTACCCGTTCATCCTGGACGGCAAGATGCGGAGTCCCTGGTATGACAACGAGTGTGCCAGGTGTGTGTCGCCGCAGGAGATCGCGCAGGAGCTCGATATCGACTTCTTGGGCTCCAGCTACCAGTACTTCGACGCGCAGTTCATCGGGCTGCTGATCCAGGAGTACTGTATGCCGCCGATGCTACGCGGTCGGCTGATATACGAGCCCGGAACCCTGGAGCCGATATGCTTCGAGCTGGACGAGAAGGGGCCTTTGGTTCTCTGGTTCAACGTGTCGGGGAGCGGGGACCGGCTGCGTGGCCGGGAGTTCTTCGCCGGGAAGCGGTTCGCGGTTGGCTCTGACGTATCTCACGGAACCGGGGCATCGAATTCGGTGAGCTCCGTTGTGGATCTCGGTACCGGCAAGAAGGTGGCCAGATGGAAAGACCCATTCACGCTGCCTGAGAGGTTCTGCGACGAGACGGTAGCTTTGGCCAAGTGGTTCAACAGCGCCACGATGATCTGGGACGCATCGGGACCTACGGGCAAGAGATTCACCAAGAGGCTGATAGACGGGAAGTACCGGAAAATCTACTACCGCCGCGAGGAGAACAAGATTCGTAAGCGGATTTCAAAGGAGCCAGGGTACTTCCTCAATCCAGAGGACACGTCCGTACTCCTGGGTGACTACCGGGAGAAGCTCTCCGACCGGACCTTCATCAACCCTTCCGAAGAGGGGATGGAGGAGTGTCTCCGGTTCATCGTACAGCCGGGCGGGAAGGTGGAGCACAGCGCCGCAGCCAACAGCCAGGACCCCACCGGAGCGAGAGAAGCTCACGGTGACGAAGTGATCGCGGATGCCCTGTCGAGTCGACTCTTGGCGATCAGGCCGAAGGAGATCGAGCAAAAGCCGGTCAAGATCCCGTACATGAGCATGGCCTGGCGACTGGAGCAGGACAGGCTCATGCGAGAAGAGTCCGAAAGAGAGGACTGGTAATGATCCGAGCATCGGGAGGGAAGTTCAAGGTCTACTCTCATAAAACCGGAAAGCTCTTGGGTACATACCCGACCCGGGCGGAGGCTGAAGCCGCAATCCGCCGGCACAAGTACTACGGCAAGAAAAAGGGCAAGTGATATGAACCCGAGGAAGAAAGAGGATTTCAAGAAAATCCGGGATGCCGTAGCCGAGTCATTTCGAAAGATGTCTGATTTCCGAGAGAATCGTCACGCCCTTGTCAAACTCGAGGTCGGAAGTGAATACGCAGCAGGCGGAGAGGCCAAGAGCGTTTATCTCAACATGCTGTCCCTCGCCAAGAATATCTACGTGAGACAATGCGCGGTTAGGGAGCCCACAGCACGAATAACCAGTCCATTCAGAGAGCTACGGCCAGATGCGGCAGAGCTGAAGCTGGCGTGCAAAGAAGTCGCTATCGAGACACGTTTTGGAGTAACTCTACGACGAGCCGTAGATGAGGCCCTGCATTCTCCTCTGGCTGCAGTCAAGGTTGGCATGGAATACGTGGGAGATGCGGAGAAATACGGGGAAAAGATCCCCATTACACAGCCATTCGTCAAGCTCGTCAGTTTCGATGATTATGTGCGAGACATGAGTGCTCGATCGGCTTACGAACCTGCCTTTGAAGGGGACCGCTACTATCTCACGAAGGAAGAGATTCTGAATCGCTACCCAAAGTCGGAAAAGTGGGTGAGCAAGCTCACTGAGGCCGATCTCTCCATGCAGGATAACGAGGGCCAGGAACGAACCGAAGAGATCAGTCATTCGCCGGTTACGGGAGGAGACAACTGGCAGAACAAGGTGGCGGTTTGGGATATATGGCTCGCGAAAGAAAGGCTCATGGTCACGTACCTAGCCACGAGAGATGAAGAGCCTCTGAATATCACCGAACTCGATTCTCCAGAGGAAAGCCCGTATCACTGTCTGTGGTTTACCAATGTTCCAGACAACGCGATGCCGCTGCCGCCTTTCTCGGTGCTTCGCAATATGCAGGAACTAGCCAATAGCCTCTTCCGGAGACTATCCGCCCAGGCGAAGAATCAGAAGCGCGTTGCCGCTTTCGCTGATGAGGATTCTGCCAACGAATTCAAAAAGGCGCATGATCTCGATGGCATCAAGTACGACGGCCAAGAACCGAGGAATATAGAGGTCGGCGGAGTCGATCAGCGGACCTTGGCGTTGCTGACACAAGTCAGAGATATGTTCTCTTGGGCTGCTGGGAACCTTGACAGCCTTGGCGGACTTTCTCCAATGGCAGAGACCGCTCGCCAGGACGAGATGCTTATGCGGTCTGCCAGCGCGCAAATTGCAGACATGCAGGATGCCACTGCTGAGTTTGCCCGAAAGATATTCAGGCAGCTTGCATGGTATGAGTGGACAGATCCGGCTCGGGAAAGAATACTCGAGAAGCCAATCCCCGGAACCGATCTTGTTGTTCCTGTTCGGTGGAGCAAAGAGACGCGGGAGGCAGACTTCCTCGACTTCAACTTCAACATCAACCCGATGTCTATGCGGGAGGACAACCCGGCCCTCAAGGTCCAGAAGATACAGGCCGTGATCAGCAACATCTTTACTCCACTGTTCCCGTTTATGCAGCAGCAGGGATTGGGCCTCGACGTTAGACGACTCACGGGTCTCGTTGCCGATTACAACAACATCCCGGAGCTTGAGCAAATCATAGTTTCGGTGGATCCAAACGCGGCAATGGAAGGGCAGAGGCCATCGGGGAATCCCATCCCAAAGCCGGCGAAGACCGAACGGCAATACACGCGAGTCAATCGTTCTGCCGGAACTCGACGCGGAAGTGACGCTGCGCTAACTCAGCTTCTCATGGGTGGAGATGTGCAGGACGCGCAGAAGGCAGCTATTGGAGGGCCAAACGTCTGATGAGTACTTTTTGCTTTGTTCATCCCGAGACGAATGAGATCCATGAGCGGGTCTACCAGAGCTACAAGGATGTGCCGAAGTACATCAAGGTCGAGGGGGTCAAATGTGAGCGTTGCGCTATGGCCGAGATTGCAGGGCAGGGGGGACAGCAGGCGTCGACCTGGCCAGTCCACTCGAACGCATTGGGCATGAGCCAGAAAGAGGATCAGGAAAAGTACAGGAATTTCCTGAACAAAAAGGGCCTCGACGTGAACTTCGACAGCCGAGGCCGAATGATACTGAGGACCAAGAAACATCGAAAAGCGGTATGTGAAGCACTGGGCTACACAGATATGGACGGGGGTCACGGCGACCCCTTCTGCGGATAAGGAGGCAGCAAACATGGCGGAAGACGGCAAGAAGAAGAAAGACGGTGTTGAGGAGACTCCGACCGAGCCGGATACCGAAGATCCCGGCAAGGACGAACAGGTAGAGGCCGAACAGGCTGAGTTTATGAAGGAGCTCGGCGTGCTCGTCGATACCAAGGTTGCCGAGAGAGAGCCGAAGGAAGAAATCGAAGAGGGAGATCCGCCAACCGAAGAGCCGGGAGGCGACGAAGATACCGGGGACCAGGACGAAGGTGCGGCCCCCAAAGACGGACACGAAGACGAGCAAGGTGGCCACGGAGACGAAGAGCCCGTTGTCGATCCAGCCTTGCGCGAACGAGCTGTCCGGGCTGGCTTATCGCTGGCTGAGGTCGATGCCGTCAAGGACGAAGGGGCATTGACGACGATTGTCGAGCGCATGGAAAGCGCCGGCAAGAAGGCCGAGGATGACAAAGAGCCCTCGGACGACGGTCCCAGCATGGAGGATCTGCTGGCTGCGATTCCTGAGTTTGACGAGGAGGACTGGGCGCCGGAAACGGTCGAGGCCTTCAAGGCAATCAAGGACATCGCTCTTGCCCAGTCGAAGTACATGACGAAGCAGAGCGAAGAGATCGCAAGCCTGCGGGAAACCATGAAGGGACTGCAGGAGAACGTGGCTACCCAAGCGACTTGGGCAGACGCGAAGTATGCCGATCTTGAGAAAGGCTACGAAGAGACGTTTGGGAAGGGCAACTATGCTGATCTCCCGGAGGGGAAAGAAAAGGCCGCACGCGACAAGGTGCAGCGGCACATGGATTTCCTGAAGGAAGACGCGAAGAAGGAAGGCAAGCCCCTCTCTCAGAAGGGGCTTTTCGATAAGGCTCTCGAGACGGCGTTCGGTGATGTTGTGAACAAAGTGAAGGGCAAAAAGCTCAGGGAAGAAGCGGAGAAACGGAAGGCGCGAACTATGACTCAGCCCCGGACGACGACTGGAAAGTTTGCTTCGGAGCGTGAGGACTTCGGAACCGGAGATGACCGGAAATCCGACGCGCTGGCCGCCGTCTCCGAACTCTTTGAGGATGCGTAAGCCCTTTGCGATGAGAAAAGGATAAAGCAATGGGTCAGGTACTTACTCCTGAAAATATGCCTGATGCCGTTATCGCCACTCTGAACAGGCTCAACAAGGGCAAGTGGATTGGCGAGATGACGGATCTTCAGGAGCACGTTCTTTTTAACCAGATGTGCCGTATGAAGCGCGAGAAGATCAACTCGGGCCGTGGGGTCACGGTTCGCTACATCATGGATCATAACCACAGCGCCCAGGTTGTAGGGTTGTTCAACTCGACGGACTTCTCTCGCGACGATGCGATGGTCGAAGGAACTGTGCCGTGGACATACATGGACGGGAATATGGTGTACGACGAGCGTGAGCCGGACATGAACGCAGGGCCGGAGCAAGTTGTCGATCTGGTCGACGCCGAGAACTCTCGGATGTTGACCTCGATGGTTGAACTGGCCGAAGAAAAGTCGTTGGGTATTCCAGACAGCGAGGACGACAACGACACGCCGTTCGGACTCAAATACTGGGTCACGAAGAACTCAAGCCTTGGGTTCAACGGTGGGAATCCGACAGGCTTCTCGAGTGGTCGTGCCGGGGTCTCCAGTGGCACCTATACACGGCACAAGAACTACACTGGTGCATATACGAGCGTTGGGGATACGGACGACACCGGCCTCGTGTACCAGATGGAGAAGGCTGCAGCCATGACCCGCTGGGTACCACCGGCACCGGAGCCTGGAATGGGTCGTAGCGGTTTTTCGCGATCCATCTATACGAACTGGGACACGATGTACGACCTGAAGAACGTGGCGAAAAGCAACAACGACAGCCTCGGATTCGATTTGGCTACGAAGGAGCCGGTCTTCCGTGGTGCTGGAATTACCCACGTGCCGAAGATGGATACTGAGAGCGACAATCCGCTCTACATGCTGGACCACAATCACATCTACGCGATATTCCTCAGAAATTGGTTTATGAAGAGGATCAAGGTGCAGCGTTTGTCGAATCAGGTGCATTGCTTCGCCGTAGTTGTGTCGATGGTATGGAACATAGTTTGTGACGATCTTCGTCGTCAGGCAGTGTTCTATGATGCCAGCTAAGGACGTTGGCATGTCATTCGTCTGCCGGGGTGTGGGGCCCCATGGTGGGGCTTCTTACTTTGGCTCTTCTTCCGCGGCGTAACTCTGGCCCCGGGATGAAGGACGAAATCAGAGTTGGAGGAGTAAAGCATGAGCAATCCTGCTCAGCACATTAACCAGGCGGTGAAGAAGCACAAGAGGGTGTATTTTGTCGGCACGGCGAGCACCTTTTTCAAGCGGGGCACTGGGCTCTGCTACAATCGGGACTACGGTACAGCCGGCGATCGTGAACCCTCCCGCGACAAGCGGGTAGAAGTGCCCTCGACCAGCAACAACCGTAACTTCGCTGGCGTCCTGGACCACGACGTAACGCTGCCGTCAACAGGCAAGGCATGGGTCACGATCAACGAGCCCGGGTCCGTTTGCGATATCGCACTCGGCTCGGACGCCACGATCAACACCCCCTACCTCACCTGTTTGGCTGGTGGCGGTGACAATACCTCTCGCTTCTGCGAGAAGGGATTCCTGGGACGCGGGTCTGCAATCCCGTTTCAGACCGTCACCGCGATATTGGAAGATGGCACGGACGGGACTGGCTCTCTGGCAACAGATGGCTACACCCTGACCGTTTCTGACTCCAGTGACTTCACGGCCGGTGTGGACAAAGTGATGATACTGGCCAGTGAGGACGAGGGATCCAGCAAGATTGCAGCCGTTGGGATCTACGAGATCGACAGCATCACGAACGGCACAACCATCGTGATAAACGACGGAGCAACGTCGATCTGTGGAGCTACTCCCGGAGACGCGCTTGCGGTGAGCTACCTTGTCATAGATGGCGACAACGACACCTGTCTTGCTCGTCTCTGTGATGGCGAAGAGTCGGGTCTTACCACATGGGTCAGTATTGCCAATGGCGGCGATACGGATGCAGCCCCCATGATGGGCGGCGTGACCTACTGCGGCCCCGCTGCAACCCTGACGGCTGACTGGGATTTCGATCTGCCGGACGGAACGATTTACGGCGAGAAGATCGGATTCATCGTCATGGGTGCCCTGACCACGAAGGATGTAACCGTGGATCTGGACACCAATGGCCTTCAGCTTGACGGGTCGGCGTTGGCGGACATCACTGCGATGGATACGGCAGCAGACGCCTGTTTCCTCCAGTGGGATGGAATCTGGCGGACCACCGGCATTGTTGGCAATGCCACCGAGGCGTAAGTCGGGTATTTGCGGAGATGGGGGGGGTGGGTTGTCCTGCCCCCCTAACTCCGTTTCTTTTGGCAGTGGAGGATAGGCAGCATGGCGATGAAAGAGATTGAGCGACAGGTGCTCGACGACTTTCGACGGATCTTGGGATTGGAACCGGACGCACCAGTACCGAACGCGCTTGAGGAGAAATACAGGACGTATCGACACAGGAAAGACGTCTGCGCCGCTGGCAATGTTACTCCAAGCGAGTTGATCCTGTTGTCGATGATGATCGAAGACGTAAAGCTGCCCGAAAACGAGGAGCCGCCCGTAGACAAGAGGCGGCCCGCAGCGGAAAAGGCTGCAATGAAGCCTGGGGACAAGGTGACGACCAAGTGGAAAGGCGAGGCGGTGCCCGGCTGCCTCTATGAGGATCCAGGAGGCGATAAGCTCCTGGTCAAGATTGCTGGCGACGAGATGAAGTATCGAGAGGTCCTTCGATCCGATACGGAATTGTGCGAGTAGGTAGACGCAAGGAGGATAGCGGTGGCTGACTCAACACTGTCTCTCACATACGATCACCTTCTGGAGAAGGCCTGCTGGCTGATTTACGGGAAGGCCAGCGATGACGTTACTGACGCCGAAAAGGCGAAGGCGGACGAGGCGGTAAACGACGGCTATCGACAATTCTTGTATCCGCCGGCAGTGGGGGACATTGCCGAAGGCTATGAGTGGGGGTTCCTACGTCCCACCACGACTCTGACAACAACTGCGGACGAAGAGGACCAAGATCTCCCAGACGATTTCGACAGCCTTATCGACGGTTTTACCTACGAGGCCGGGGCACAGATGCCTACGGTCCATGCAGACGTAGGGGAAGGCACTATCAGACGACTTCGCGAACAAAGCGATGAGTCGGGCTACCCTCGAGTTGCGGCGATCAGATGGAAGTCCAGCGACTTGAGCGAGGGCCAGCGGCAAGAAGTCATGTGGTATCCGACCCCTGATGACGAATACACGTTCTCCTACAGATATCAGGCTTTGGTCGACAAGCTGACCACCGGAAAGTATCCGCTGGGGGCGATGAAGCACGCCGAGACGTTGAGGCTTTCCGTGCTGGCAGCCGCAGAGGCGCAGATGAATGATGAATACGGGAAGCACTGGGAGAATTTCCTACACGCCCTGAAGTCTTCGATAAAGAGAGATAACCGCCAAGGTGTGAAGCAGTTTGGAAATGTGGGGACACACGGAGAATACGAGTCGGGGAGTCGTGTGGGTCTTCGGAACTACACGCTGACCGTGGGCGATGAAGTGATCGAGGGATAGCAAGGAAGGCGCTGGCAAATGGCCGTTATTCACAAGGGACGAGCTCTACTTCGGCGCGTCTGCAAGCTCCTTGGATTCAACGCTGATGCCTTCGATAGCGTCAACCGAGATATCATCTGGGATCAGGGAAACACTGTTCCTACCGATGAAACAGACGGTTATGGAATCGGCTGCATCTTTCAGCACAGAGATGGTGGCGAAGGGACAGCCGTCTACATCAACGAGGGGACCGAGGGCTCGTGCGACTTCAACCCAGTGGCATGCCTTACAGCAGCGCAAGAGGCATCGTTTGAAGCGCATCTGGTTGATGGCACGATTCACTTCACTGAGGCTAGCATCGACCATACCGCGATACAGAACATCGGCACGAACAGTCACGCCGATCTAGACACGCATATTGCAGACGGCACGTTGCACTTTGTTGAGGGAGACATTGACCACACAGCCATTCTGAACATCGGCAGCAACACACACGCGCAGATCGATACGCATATCGCGGATGGCACGATTCACTTCGCTGAAGCCTCGATCGATCATGGAAGCATTGCCGGGCTAGATGATGTGGCGGATCACAGCGGCTATCTTGATCTGGCTGGCACGCGAACGATGACGGGATCTCTTGAAATTGAAGGCGATGATATCAGGGAGGTGCGACTCACCACGGGTGCTGCTGTTCCAGGGTGCATCTACTCTGGATATTCATCCCAGGGGTCTCTCTCGAGTCCGACCGCTATCACTTCCGGAAAATCGATGGCCATTTTGGACGCCTATGGCTACGGGGATTCTGGTTTTCTCCGGGGTGGACGGTTAGCGTTTCTCGCAAACGAGACCTTTTCAGATTCAAGTGCGAGAACGACCCTAGACGTGGCATTGAGCGATACTGGAGAGACAATCGCAACATCGCGGTTCCTTTTTAAGCCAGACGAGATCCTTTCGCGGGAGCCATTCAGGGTCAGGCATGGATATGGTGGTGTAGATAGCTCGTTGACGCTTGAGAACAACCTGGCGTCAATTGCCGGTCGTGGCATCGACATAGACTTCCAGAGCTCAAGCGACATTGTGGCGAGAATCCGATTTGCAACCCAGACCGCTTCCGACGATGCCGACATGATCTTCTACACGGCTGACTCCGGAGTATTGGCTGAAGTACTGCGACTAACCAGCGATGGGATCATAGAGGCTTCCGGCAATGTGAATCTTGGCGCCAACGACATTGAGAACGCTGCCAACGTTGAGCTGGATACGATCTCGGCTGCTACGACGAACCTTACGCTGAGCGACGACATGGTATGCCACGACATCAATGGGATACGCTTTGCCGATCAGTTTGACGGAGCCTCGGGAGCCGCCAAGATACAGGCAGCGCATGACGATCTGCCGGCTGGTGGCGGAATCATTTTCGCTCCAGCCGGAACATACACTAGCGGGGCTGATGACTACGTGACGATCAGTAAGAACAACGTCATAGTCTGCGGCGTTGGGGCTAGCACCATCTGTCAGAACGACGTAACGACTGCCAACCGTGGCTTCTTTTATGTTACTGGAGATCACTGCACTATCCGCGATCTTCGGATTCAGAATAACAATGGGACGCAGTGGTCGGCGGTGATGACTGGAGCAACCGGCGGTGTCTTTGAAAATATCCGAATCCTGGAGGCTGGGTCTGCGGTAGCTGGGCTCGTTATCAACACTCCGTCTGTAGGGTGCATTGCGCGTGGGTGCCTTGTAACTGGAATGGCTCGCGGAATCTACGTGTTGGGGTCAGACAACCAGATATATGCTTGCACAATACTCGAGGGTGCCAATCGCGCCATTGACCTGTCGGCTGCTAGCCGTGGCCTTGTGTCCTCCTGCTACATAGACATGGCTACCGGATACCTGACGGCAATCGAATTGAACAACTCCGACTACTGCAACATCTTCGGCAACGTGCTTACGTGCACGGCTGGTGGGGCTGGAGAATTCCGAATCAAGATACTGTCCACGTCAACGGATGTGATCGTGTCCGACAACATACTGAAGGGCACCGGCACGGACTACGGACAGATATGGAACTATGGGGATAATGTCAAGATTCTCGGCAACCAGACGGACCGGGTCTACATAGAGAGCGCGGCAGACAATTGCCTTGTGGCTGACAACCACATCTCAAACGACTTCACGATACTGTCGCCCACGAACTTCATGGCGTATGCCAATACTGGCGATACGCTGGCGATGACTGCTCCCACCTTTGGTGACAACGATCACTACGCCAACCTCGATCTCCACGGGCTTGCGATCATCGACGCTGGCGACGTGGAGCTGGACAGCCTGACGGCGGCGGGGTCGGCAATCGCAGTAAACAGCACGCTCAACATGGGTGGCAACGGGATTGGGCTTGATGGCGATGGGGATAGCGGACTGCTCTCGCTGGCCGGTAATGAGGTATCCCTCTACCTCGGGGCTTCCGAAGAGTACACGTTCGAGACTACACAGTTCGATCTCAAGGGAAACAACATTGTCAACGGGACCAGTCCGGTCAACTTTCCCTATGGATTCAGGACGATAGTGGCGACGGACAATGTGGCCGATCCGCCTACGGATGCCCAATTAGATACCGCGTTTGGGGCTCCCGCTACGGTGGGTGATGGCTTTATCGGTGTGCTCGACGACAACAACGCAGAGACGGACAGCTATATTTGCTGGGCCAGAGGATCAAGTTGGTTCTATGCCAAGGGAACAATAGCCGCGTAAGGAGATAGAGATGGCAAGCATTTTTGACGAGATCCCGGCAATCACGCCGGAGATCACACACTTCAAGGTGGACAGAGGAGAGCTTGGCGAGGATCTTCCATCGATCAAGTTTCGTGTGCTCGGTCGGAAGCCATGGTATTCGCTGGAATGGTCGGAGTTGAGTGCCGACAGCAAGAGTACGCTGATTGCGCTTCAGCCGTTGATTAAGGCTGACTACCAAGCGAAAGAAGGGGAGTAGTTACGCTCATGGTGAGCGAGAAAAGGAGAGCAGCATGAAGAAGTTGATAGGGAAGTTGGGAGGCAGGAAGTGGCTCATCTCGTTGGTGAGCGTCCTTTTGGTCGGGCTGAACAGAGTGATCGGCCTGGATCTTTCCGAGACGGCAATCGCGTCGATTGCTGGTATCGCAGCCGCCCTTGTGCTGGGACAAGGTTTCGCAGACGGTGCAAGCGGTGGAGCGACATCGACGTCAACAGAGTGAGAGGATTCAAACATGGCAGCCAGAGGAGTTCCGAAAAGGGATGGCAGCGGTCGCGGCAGGAGAGCGAACCGTGGTAGAGGCGGATGTAAGACGACAAGGGCCACTGGGCGGGGGCGTTCGCGCTGATGCTGAAACTGATAGGATTGGGTATCCGGGTCTTTTTCATGTGGCTGCAGAACAGGTTCGACCCGGACATGATCCGGTTCCGCGAGATCACGAGGATCAGGAATGCGACGAAAAGGCAACAGGACAAGATTGAGCGCGCTGTGTCTCGGGGCGATACTGTCGCTATCGCTGATGTTTTCAGGAAGCTGCGCCCCAAGGACAGTCGTTCTCACGGAGAGTGAGCGCGTCTACCAGGTGAAGGACGGCGCGCCAGTCTTCGACGGGCAACCGCACGAGTGGTCGGCGGTCGAGGGATGGTTTATTATCCCGCCTGGCTACCTGATGCAGTACCTAAAGTGGCTGGCTGCAGAAGAGGCGAAGAGGAACGAGGCGATAGTTCCGGACGGGGAGTAGTGCCGATGACGCTAACGGGCAACTCGATTGTCGATGGCATCGTGATTACGGCGACGGTCTTAGGCACCGTTGGGGGGGTGTGTGTCACCATGTTCAAGATATTCAAGAGCAAGAGCAATGGTGTCTGTAAGGCCGGGAAGGACGAGAAGTGTGCGGACCATGACAAGCGCATCACCGTTGTCGAGCAGGCCCAGACGCAGATGCTAATTGAGATAAGCGATGTCAAGAGAGAGCAGCGTGACGCTCGGCAGGAGAGACGCGAGGACGCTCGAGATGTCCACAAGAAGTTGGACGCGATCATGCGAGACATGAACAGGAGTGGTGGATGATGGGATATAGCCTAGCCTTGGCTTCCCATTGCCCTGGGATCGACACGAAAGGGGGGTCATGCGTCAGTGATTCCAGACGGACGAGCCGAGGCGAGGGGCAGCGTTACGGTCCTGCTATACCGCAAGTGTTTTGCGGATGTAGATAGCAGGCATTCCGAGACGCGGGGGACTGCGGTTCTTGGGGATCGTAGTTGACCCAAATCAGGAGAGACTGAAATGTTGAGACGAGTTTGTAAGCTGATGGGTCTGAACCCGGCAAGCTATACGGTTGCCGACAAGAAGATCATGTTCGACCAGGGCAATACTGTCCCGACGGACGAGACTGCCGGATACGGCGTTGGGTGTATCTTCCAGCATCGTGACGGTGGAGAAGGTACGGCTCTGTATGTCAATGAGGGCTCGGAGTCAGAATGTGATTTCAACGCGATGGCTACCCTTACGGCGGCTCAGGAAGCGGCGCTGGATGCCGTGACCGGGACGGCTCTGGACCTTGGCACTTCGCTTACAACGAGGGCCATTGACGTCGAAACCACCAGTGCCTCCGTAGACGCGGGCACCAGCGTTCGGCCAATCTACATGGCCCACACGGCGACTGGAGCGGGAAGCGTCGGCCATCGTGCCGAGTTCCACACGCTCATCTCTGCGGCTCTTGGCGGTTGGAGTAACGCTCTCAAGGGTTATGCCGAGTATGATGCGTCTGGACGGACGAATGGCCTTGGTTCTGCGGTCTGTGCAGAGTTGAAGCTGGAGTCCGGATGTACGCAGGGCAACTACGCTCCGCTCGAGGTCGAGATGGTGCTCGGTGGTAGCGCAGCACTCGGCACGAAGAGCGCGATGTCCTACTACAACGTGACAGACGACGGAACGACCTTTAATACTGGTGGATACTTCGCGATTCTCGGCGACGGGATCGTGGACACAGCCAACGGCATGTTCGACGTGATCTCTGCTGCTGGCTTTGATGCCTGCTTGAAGATCTATTCCGCGAGTGAAGGCAAGGACTACTTTATCGGCTTGGCCGAAGATAATGCCTTTGCTTGAGTCTAGGGTTGTTGGGGAGGGGGGCACGGGGCTCCCCTCCCTGTCTTTGGTTTTTGTCTTGGATTGGAGGCAGCAATGAAGTTGACAGTGATGGAGCGGATGACGTTGATAGGTATTTTGCCCCCTGCGGGGAATTTCGTGACGTTGAAGATCGTGCGGAAGTTGCGCGAAGCACTCTCGTTTGGAGAGGGCGAACTGAAGGCGCTTTCCGTGAAAGAGATAGGGAACGGTCGGGTGTCGTGGGATCCTGAAAAAGAGGAACCCGACGGGAAGGAAATCGAGATTGGAGAGAAGGCTACAGACATCATTGTCGAGGCGCTGAAGAAACTCGACGAAGATAGCAAGCTGACCGAGCAGCACTTCTCTCTCTATGAGAAGTTTGTGGATAGCAAGCCGGAATAGGAGAAGGGGATGCCGGAAAAAGAGAAATGCGCGAATTGCTTGTATCGGAGAAATGGTCACGAGTGTCATCGCTATCCGCCGAAGTTTAGGGATCCGACCACAGCCCAACTTCAAAAGGTGGAAAACAATGCGGGCATGTGGCCAAATACGCCGCCGAAGGAATGGTGTGGCGAGTGGAAAGCTAAGGAATAGCAATGGCGAAGTCACGTCCCGTCAAGGTGATGTTTCCGTCTGGCGGTGAGTACCGAAGGGGTAGGTACTCGCAGAAGACACAGCCATACACTACCCCTCGTGCAATCAATGTGCGGGGGGTAGGTCCTCTCGAGGAGAGAGCCAGAGGCGGTGTCCGTCCCGGTCTGGAGAAGTACATAGACAACGATTTCGGTACGAACATCACGGGGATATCCTCCGTGACCTACATAGATGCCGACGGAGATCGGCAGCAGGACTTGGCGGTGATCTGCGACGGTACGCTATACATCGTGCAGGGCGACTCGATAACAACGAGCAAGGCGTATTTGACCATCGATGGAGACAAGCTGACGATTGATGGGGACTACCTGATCTATACGAGCACCGTGGCGGCAACGAATCCGCTGCTCGACAGCAATGCCTTCCAGATGGATCAGTGGAGGGGCAATCTCTACATCGCAGATTCGACCCTCCAGAGATACGACCCTCTGACTGGGGTGGTGGCCACGGTGGATGATGCCCCGACTTCACAACCGCTGATTTGCATCTACCAGGGCCGAGTAGTCCTGGCAGGAGAAGACCACATCTTCTACATGAGCGCCGAGGACGTGGACACGGATTGGGACGCCGGGGCACATGCCGGCAACGTAGGCCGGGCCGTGATGGGCTACGTGGGGCATTCTGGGAAGATCGGGGAGAAGATCCTGGCTTTGCATCCCTACGAGGACAGAGCCTTGGTATTTGGGTGCCAGGACAGCGTATGGGCCCTATACGGGAATCCGGCTGGGGGAGCAGAGAAAAAGAACGTATCGCCCTTCACTGGCATCATAGGCCCTGGAGCGATCGAGGTTATGCCTGACGGGCTTGTAATGTTCCTGGGGCGTCGAGGGCTCTACACCTGGCAAATCGGCTCTGAGAGGCATCCTGAGTTCTTCAGCAAGGAGCGTGTCCCAGAGGAGCTCCTGGACGTAGATACGAGCACTACGGACGTGATGATGAAGTACGATCATCGGTCTCAGGGGGTTTACCTGTTCCTGACTCCCAATTCTGGCGTGGGAAGCCATTGGTGGATCAACCTGGAGACAAAGGCGATCTGGCCAGTAAAGCTACCGGCAACGCAGCAACCGCTGTGTGCGACCAGAATTTCTACCAGTGGGTACAGCGACATCATCCTGGGCTGCAAGGACGGGTATCTGAGGAGATTCGACAAGGACGCGACTACGGATGACGGGACCGCCATAGAAAGCGATCTACTGCTGGGGCCGTTCCACGTGTCCCGGGCAGAGGGCATGGATGGCATGGTAACGGAGATGGTGGCGGCATTTGGGACTGGGAGCGGGACTGTGACATGGAAGCTGGTAACGGCAGATTCCGCAGAGGCGGTCGTAGACAAGGCTGAGACGGCCCTGGACGGCGATGGAGAGACCGGAGTGGACGATACAGGGGAATGGGTAGCTGGGCAGAACTACCGCGTGTATCCGCGTTCTCGTGGGCCCTGGGCGGTGCTGTGGCTATCGTCTGAGGCACATTGGTCGTATGAGGCGATCACGATGTTCAATAGGCAGCTTGGGAGACTCAGATAATGGCAGATGTAGAAATCACTACGGTAACGCAGGATCCCAGCATTGGGGGTTCGGAGAAGATTCCTGTTGCAGATGGCACAACGGCGTACCACGTGACGCCTGACGATCTGAAGACCTACATCATAGACGCGCTAGAGGCAATCTCGGCCGGGACTGTCGTGGAAGGTGACGATCAGATTTACATCCTGGACGGTACGGACAGTGCGCTCAAGCCCGTGGATATAGACACGGTGCTGCAGCACGGCATAGATACGATGTGGGGAAAGAGCGCGGAGACCTCTGCGGACGACGCCGATGTGATGGTCCTAAAGGACGGCGGCACTACCGAGAAGACGATCACCCTTGCCTATCTGGCCGCATACATGCTCTCGACGATTGAGGGCGACATTCTCGACATCTCTGACCTGGCAGACGGGTCAGGAGCGATGGCGGATAGCGACTACGTGCTACTCACTCAGGGATCCACAGGGAAGCAATGTACTCTGGCGGATCTATATGCGTATGTTCTGGCCGAGTTGAAAGACTATGTGACAAGCCTTTCTGCTGTTACTGTTTCAGCCAGCAGTGACGTTTTCTACTGCATCCAGGGCGGTGTCCAGAAGAAGGTCACGCTGGCCGAGATCCAGACCCTCATAGGCGGTGATGTCACTGGGCCGGGGACAAGCACGAATAACGGCATACCCCAGTGGAGTGGAACGGGTGGGGATACCCTGAAGGATGGCTTGGCGCTAGTAACAGAGATTGGAAGTCCAGGGGATCATTCCACAATTCCAAGCACCAAGGCCGTGGCCGAGATGGCCGTCTACAGAACAAAGTGGTTTGACGCCTTCAATACCCAGACGAGCGAAACTGCCGGGATGGATACTGAGTCCGTGGAGTATGGGACGAACGACCTGACACACTTCGTCCTCCTGGGTGACGGATCAAGCCAGAATGAGTCGGTAGAGTGGAATTGGATATTCCCGGAACAATGGAATCTAGGGGATATCAAGGCGAAGGTGTACTGGATGCCTGGCGATTCTGATGCGAACGCGGACGAATGGGTGCGATTCCAGCTTCAGGCTGGAGCGTTCTCGAACGACGATCCGCTCGATGCAGCCCTTGGTTCGGCAGTAAATATGGACGACCAAGTAATCGCTGATGACGATCACCACATAACCCCAGCCAGCGCAGCAATGACCGTTGGTGGAAGTCCGGCCTCGGGCGACCTGGTGCATTTCAAGCTGACTAGGGATTACGACTACGCCGGCACTGGTGATGCTATGGATGTGGATGCCCGCATAATCGGGGTTCTCATACAGTTTCTTGAGAACGTACAGGCGTCGGCTTGGTAAAGGGGGCTTCCAATGGACAAGATCAATCCTTCTCTCTACATCACAGACACCGATCCCGTAGACGAAGAGGTAATGAACTCGTCGAACTGGTACGAGACGCAATTTTCTAGCATCACCGATGGAGATCGACTGGCATGGCTGCTGGCTCAAGGGTGGCTTGTCTATCAGGAATACACACACACGACAATCGCATATTACAAGGTCGAGAATGACGACGGGACGACTTCTCACGTCCCGGTGACGGAAACCGTGCCTTACCGCTGGGACTTGATTCGAAGAGTTCTCAAGCCTGAGTACGCGCTGAACGACCTCATGGAGGCTTTCATAAACGCCTACAACACGGGGCGGCAACTCAACGATCAGCGATACGATGAGATCGTAGCCCTATTCACGGTCATGCTGGACAAGACCGAGGATAGCTGCATCTCGCTCGAGGCGGAAGATACGGCCTACGATGGGCTTGTGGAAACCATCATTTCCGGCATATCGTCGGACTACGACACCTACGAGGACGAGGTTGACGGAATCTTCGACGGTTATGGGGATTCGCAGAGGGACAGGATCAACGATCAGTTTGACAATGAGCTTGCCTCTCAGCGTTCTGAGCTCAAGGCCAAGGGGATGGACAATACGACAGTCTGGACGTCAACGCAGTCTGCAATCGAGCGAGAGAGGGCCAACGCTCTAACGGAGCTTGAGGACAAGATTCTCCGACTTCAGAAGGACGTTTCGGACGGAAAGTACGACAGGAAGACAGCAAACGTACGAGGGAAGGTATTGGCTGCACGAGACAGGCTGCGGACCATGCTGCAATCTCAGGAGCTCGAGAGGTACGGACTCAGGAACCAGATCCTTTCTGCGCTGAACAACTTCATGGAGCGTCGCGAGGATGGCTATCCGGATCTTGGGACGATTGGCAACCTGGCTGCAGATTTGGGTGCAAGCCAGCCGACATATCCGGCGCCGTAAGGGAGGGGTAGACTGAGTGAGCATCAAGGGGCAAAGGTTCACAAAGGCCAAGCGCGGGAGGACATCTCAGGCTAGGGCGATTCGTCCGTTCGGGATGAAGCGGCCGCCATTTGATCCAAGCACAGGCACGTATCTACCTCTGTCAAATCCTAGCGAGCCGGTTGAGTACGTTCGGATTGAGATAATCCGTATGCAGGTGGTCGAAGAGTACGGCGACTATTTGGGCTGTTACAGATGGAACACTGAAGAGGGTACGTGGGGAACCAACGTGTACTACGTGGCAAAGCCCTACATGCTACGACAGACGCCATTTGACGGGGTGGTTCGAAACGGGATCACCTATGAGTACACGGATGTCAATGAGCGGACAGCCAGCCAGGACGACGAGGATGACATCACAGAGGTTATCACGCCGAGCTACTACTCAGAGGATGAGATATACGCGATAGGGCCTGTGACTGGAGGCACGGGGGTTCTGGTTGATGACAACAACGTAGCCCTCATTGAGTTATCAGGATTGAGTGGAGCGCGGATGTGGTCGGAGACTAGCGAGTAATGGCAAACAGATTGTGGGATTCTCCCAAGGCGAACAGGTTCGACAGCCACTACAACTCCGGTTTCGATTCGCTGGGGGATCCGAGTGGGGTCACACTGTTTGTAGGTAGGGAGTATGCAGATTCAGTCTACGGCCTTGACGGGAATACCTGGGCAAGCTATTCGACAGGGAGTGGCGAAGCTATGTCTAGTAGGGGTGACTGTCTGTGTTCCTTTGGCGACAAGCTCTATGCGGCGGTGAATTATTACCTGAAGTCGTGGGACGGGACTAGCTGGAGTACGGAGGCAACAGCGAACGGTAAAATAAGGGGAATGTGCGTTTGGGGTGGTAGTCTGGTAGTCTGTGGCGCCTTTACTCAGATTGGGGGTGCAGCAGCGGATGGCCTTGGGCTGTTTGACGGATCGAGCTGGTCTGGATTTACTTCGGCCCCTACTGGAAGCTGGAACTCCGTCTATAGCCATAACGGAACTTTGTGGGCGGCGGGTTTCGACAACTATGTGGGGCCAGCGTATCCACCACACAAAGGGATTTCCGTATGGAATGGAACCTCATGGACCTCATATGGATTGTCGCCTCAGAACGCCACCGGTTTTACGTCTTGGGGGTCTCTCTTGGTTTTCTGCGGTGGATTTACCGTCGTAGACACACAGGGCAGCTACGTGAATGCGAAGGCCGTAGCCGCCTTCGATGGGAGTAGTTTCTACGCATTCGGTTCCGGGGTAGCGAGCGCACGATACGTTGTGGAGTTCTACGACTCGACCATATATGCCGGTGGGGATTGGACTGGAATTTCTCCGTCGGTACAGAAGTGGACTGGCTCTACTTGGGCTGGAGTATCCTCTATCAGATTCGACGTTTTTGATATGGCCTTAGTCGGTGACAAGCTAAATTACGCCGCATGGGACGGCGTATGGGAAACCGATGGCACTACAGAAGCAAGGGTCGGAGATGTCTTGTTGTATACGACATCCATCTGCGTACACCCACCGGAAGAGTAGGAGTAAGCAATGGCTATCAAGGTGAAACACGGAGCGCCTGCCGCGGTGATGCTTGGGCGATATGCTGCGGGTTACGCTGCACAACAGAAGAAGGCGCAACTTCCGGCGCTGCAGGCGATGGAAGCACGGAAGGCCCGTGAGGGTGAGCGCGAATTCCGTCGGGAGATGACGGAGGAGCAGCGTGCCTTCCAGCGACAGATGACTGGTGAGGGCAGAGAGTACCAAGCGGAGCAGGCCGAACTTGCACACGAGAGGCGGCTTGAGGCGCAGGCTTTTGGCGCAGAGCTTGAGTCTGACCAGTACGAGTATCGCCTTACGGCACAGCAGAAGGCCAAGCAGGAGCAGCTTGCCAACATACTTGACGACATAGAGAACAATCTGGACATGAGGCCGGAAGAGAAAAGACAAGCCGCCGAGATCGCCAGGGAGCGGTTCGGCTATATCACTCCCCGCAGGTTTCGCAAAGAGCCCAAGCCTGACCTGGGGCAGCTCTGGGGCAAAGAGATCTTCACGCACGAGGGGAGAAAGTACTGGCGGAACAAAGAGACGGGTGAGTGGAAAGAGGTTGACGGCAGAGACAACATGACGCAGCGCTGGAAGATAGCAATCGAGGCAGCCAGGGATCCGGACACGGGTGAGGTCAACATGAAGACGGCCAAGGAGATTGTCGCCATGATGGGTGGCGGTGGCGCTGGGGTTCCTGGCGCAGATGACATCTCCCCGGACATGCCCGGTCGCGGCCTGGAGAGAGTGCCGGGCCTTGGCATAGGGGCTGGAGTGGCACCGGATATGGCGACGCTGCCACAGATGACCGATGAATCGCAGAACCTTGACGGTGAGGAGAGGGCTGTTGGGGCGAGAGGGAGGTCGGCTAGGACTGGCCGATTTGCCCCGACCGAGCTGCAGGCAGTTGAGAAATCGCTGGCAAGGGTTCAGGGGACAGCTCCCGGTGGAGATCCACGCCAGTTTGAAGCACTGAATGTGGAAGATATTCAGGATCTTGCCACAGCCCAAACACAATTAGACATAGCCCAACAGGAGGCGAGGGACTGGAAGAAGGAAATGGCCGATTACGCAGAAGAGACAAGACTCTTCCCAGACATCCAGCGCGGTCTTAAAGAAAGAGAAGCGAGGATGAGGGACCGAGAAAGGGCGATTCAGGAGAGGATGAAGGAATTGCGGAGATTCCGCGACATGCTAGAAGCTCGCAGGGACGTTCTCCAGGTGGCTAAGATGCGAATGGGAGAGGGGAGTAGATAATGCCTTCGGTCGGATATCGAAAGCCGTCCCCCGCAATGATGGACGAATATCTCCGAATGGGGGTCCGCGATCCGGCAATAATTCTCGGCGTGAAGAATGAGTGGACGCAGGCAGAGAAGGAAGAATGGGCCAACACGTTTCGCTCAGAGATACGGCCTGCAGAGCAGCGAGCCAGGGATGAGGATCGTAGAAGGCGGCAGGCTTACCGAGAGCAAGTTCGATTGGCAGCGGAGGCGAGAGCCGTTGGCGAACGTCCTGTTCTGGCCAGAGACATAGCGCAAGGCATTAGGGGGGGGGTGGCCGACATAGCATCACTTACAGCAAGGCCGTTTGCTCCCGATGCTGCCGATATGGTTACGAGAACAATGCAGAGGGAGGAGCAGGCTCACGCGATCGCAGAGAAAGGAGGCGTAATCCCTGATATTCTTCAGAGGGGGCTGCGCGGAGCTACGAGATCCTTGACTCAGGCTAGCTTGCTTAGCCCGCTGGGGCCATACGGGATTATCGCTGGCTTCGGGCTGTCGCGAGGGAATCAAGCCATAACGGAAGCGAACGATGCTGGGCTGACCGGCAAGAAGAAATGGGGATACGTTGGCCGTGCAGCGGCGATTGAGGGTGGGATTGCTGCGGCATTCCAACTCGTAGGTGCTGGTGGTCTTGAGAAAGTCTTAGGCGGGGGGCAACAACTCACCCGAGCCGGATTGAAGGAAGTATTGAAGCAGACGGGGGTCGCAATGCTGCAAGAACTCCCGGAAGAGAATCTGACCGAGATCCTAGACCAGTACAACCAGGCCGCAGCCGGATTAGGGGAAGGCGTGACCTGGGAAAGCGCGCTGGACATAATAAAGAACACGACGATACAGACGGCAATGGCTGTTGGCTTTGCCAGTGGATACCGTGGTATAGGGGCACAAGAGGCGCTTCGAAACCAGGATGCGTTAGCCAAAGATCTGGCCCAGTCATTCGGGATCCCAGAGGCTCGCGTGAGAGAGGCAATACAGAATTCGGCAAAGGCGAAGGACTTCGATGCTGCGCTGGGCAGGAAACTGGAGGAAGAGTCGCTGAAGGCCGACCTCGGGGTGGCACTTTGGGCCAGAAGGAACCGGGAGCAGGCAGGCGAATTGCGGGATATCGAGGCACCGAGCCGCAAGGATTTCACCAGCCGTGGTCTACCGGCCCTCCAGAATGCCACTGAGAGGCGCCAGTTCGTCGATAGGCTGCGAGAAATTGCTGAAGCTACAGAGACACCCCCGGAGGAGATCCCCGCTCCAGAGGCCGTACAGGAGCCCACAGGGGCCGCTCCAGAGGAAGTCGTACAGGAGCCCACAGAGGGTGTCGAGAGACGTGTGGATCTGGCTTTCCGCAAGCGGGTTGAAGAAATGACCCCAGAAGAGAGAAAAGTCGCCCTTTTGACTTCCGAGCGTGTTCCAGGAATGCCGAACAAGCGGGCTTGGGACGAAGGCGAAACCAATGGGGTGCATCACGTAAGCGGCGATGAATTCCAACAGCGTAACGAAGTTCGCGACGATTTTGGGTCATACGATATTGACGATTTCAAGACCGAGATCAACGATAAGCTGGGGCATGAAGCCGGTAACAAGATAATCGAGTTCGTCGGAAATGCCTTGGCTGAAGCGCAGACTGAGAGTACAGTTGAGACGGCAGAGGCAGCGAGGAAGATACTCGCAGAAACGAAAGCCGAAGTCGTTGATACTGAGGGAAAGGTACACTCCCTAACGATAGGATTCAGCTATGGCGCAGGAAAAACCGAAGGAGAAGCAGAAGCAGCCCTCCAGCGTGACAAGAGGCAGCGTAAACTTCTCGGTGAACGTCGAGGGGCAAGAGATGTCCCTGGGGGAGTATTGGGAGAAGGCGAAGCCCGGGGCCAAGTTGATGATCGACGGGAAGTTGATCGCGGAGAAGAAGTAGAAGTCCCACCAGCAGTTACCACCGAGACCGTATCGCAAGCCTTCCCCGGTAGCACTGTCGAAGCGAGACCAGAGGCCGATGGCTGGAGCGTAACGCTACCCGACGGCCGCAATGTCGAGGTACGTGCCGAAGCAGACATACCGGTCGATGTCTCCGCAGTCATGCGAGCCTACGATATCTCCGAGGCTGAGGCCCAGGAGATGGCTCGGGCTGGGGTCGCCGGCGCGGTGATACCGCCAGGCGTCAGCATGGAGCTCTCAGACGGTCGAGTTATCACCCCATCAGAGATCACGGTCCTCATAGACCCCAAGAACGCGAACGAGAGAACGATCCGGCATGAAGCCCTGCACGTTGCCAGGCAGCTAGGGCTATTCGAGACCAAGGAAGGTCGTCGGATATGGGAATCGTTGGAAGAGGAGTACGGAACCGAGGAGGGGATTGCAGAGGCTAGGGAGGAATGGGACAAACCAGAGGGCCTTTGGCCAAGGATCCGACAGTTCTTCCAGAGGCTATTCTCGCGGTTTGGGATTCAACTAGATCCCGAGGCTGCCGTTGCGGAGACATTCTCAGAACGGTTTTGGGGTCAAGCGGCAGAGGCGGCTGGGCGTGAGCCGCAGTACAGCCTGGTAGGTGAGCGCCTCGAGGACGAGCAGCGACCGGAGCCTATCGCCACCACGAGCATCAAGAACGAGGTAGTCAACGAGCTCCGGCGCCTCCGGGGCCAGGGTGAGCTCGAGGGTGTGGATCCTGAGAGTCAGCAGGAGTGGTTGAACGCCGCAAGCGATACTCTCTCTAGCGATCCGGCAGCGGGGGAACGCTTGGTCAATGAGCTAATCAAGGTAGCGCGGAACCTGAGTGATCGGGAAGTGGCAGTCCTACAGATGTACTACCGCTCCGCAAACAACGAATTCGAACGCCTCTCCGATGAGCTCTTCGAGGCCACCAAGGCTGGCGACGAGACAAAGGCTGCCACAGCCCAGGCCGCCGTCATAGAGCAGATGGCTATCCTTGGAAAGATCGAAGAAGCGACCAAGGCTGCGGGAAGGGAGTGGGGCCGAGCAGGTGTGGCCCGTCAGATTTCTCTGGCGAAGGACTTCTCTCTCGCCGGCATGGTGCGTAGGGCCAGGGTTGCGAAAGGCGGCCAGGAGCTTACTACGGACGAACATGCCCAGATATCCAAGATGGCACGTCAGATCAAGGATCTGGAGAAACGACTGGCCCAGAAGTCGGCACAGATCGACGACGTTGACCGAAAGGCCACGATCGACAAGCAGCTTGAGCAGGACGTAGCACAGTCCAAGAAGCGTCGAGTCTACAAGAAGAAGCAGAAGCTCGAGACCAGACAGAAAGACGCTCTAGCGAAGGTCAGGACCGCCTGGGAGGCCCTTGGAAACTCCTTTGTCGAGAAGCCGGGACCGCCGCCGCCTGGGGTCCGTTACCAGATAGCCAGGGAGGGAGCGCCTGCCGCAGCTCCCGAGCCGGTAGCCGCTTCTAAGGAATTGGGTACTGCCGCTGCCGAGATGGCACAGGTGTACGTGGACATGGGGGTGACAAACTTCCGTGAGTTCTGGTCGATCGCCAGACAGTACCTTGGGCAGAACGCGGTGCAGGCCGAGGCTGTATTCCGTTCAGCATGGGATACGGCTTCCGAGGCAGCCGGGCCAGGGCCGGAATTGGATATGGTGGATGTGACTGGGATCAGCCGCGAAGCCAGGCAAATCCAGCGACGGCTTGTAGAAGCTGGGCTGCGCGATCGAGACCAGATTGTCGACATCGTACACGCCTCACTCCAGGATTCATTGCCAGAGCTGACCCGAAGACAGGCGATGGACGCCCTCAGCATGTACGGGCAGTTCTCTCCCCTCTCCAAGGAAGAAGTAGATCAGGTCGTGCGGGACATCAACGGGCAACTCCAGCAACTTGCCAAGCTCAAGGATATGGAGGCTGGGGAGGCCCCGAAGAAGACCGGTAGAGAGCGGCGAACACCAAGCGAGGAAGAGCGGCATCTCATCCAGCAGGTCAACGAGGCCAAGAAGCGCGGCGGCTTTGAGGTTACGGATCCAGAGACCCAGCTACGGTCGGCGCTGGATGCTGCGAAGAGAGCAACCAGGAACCGCATTGCTGACCTGGCTTGGGAGATAGAGAAGCGGGAACGGATCGTCCGGAAGACATCAGAGCTCGAGGCTGACTCGGAGCTGAAGGCTCTACGTGCCGAGCGTGACGCACTTCTCGAAGCCCATAGGGAGATATTCCCACCGAAGAAGAAGCCTCTCACACGGGAACAGCGGATCGCTGCTGCGAATAGGGCTCTCGACCGTGCCATAACCGATCTGGAGAAGCGCCTGGGAGAAGGGGACATTTCCCCGAAAGCTAAGCCTGCACCACTCTCCACGCCCGAGCTAAACGCCAAGCGAGCTAGGCTGGGGGCCCTCCGGGCACAGCGGGACGCGTTACGTGCTGCGGCGAACCCGAAGATGACCCCAGAGGAGAGAGCGCGTCGAGCCTACGAGTCGAATCTGAAGCGGCGTATAGCCGACTACCAAGAGCGAATTGCCCAGAAAGAGTTCCAGCCGAGAAAGAAGGAGCCCCGGCAGCTCTCCGCGTCTGAGCTGAGACTCAAGCGGCGCCTGGAGGACGTAAAGAGCCAATTCTACGAGGCGGCAGCCAAGTGGCACCTGGAGAATCTAAGCCCAATCGGGAGGGCAGGGGACATCCTGAGAGAGACGGCCCACCTATCTCGTGCCGCAATGACCGCTATTGACCTTTCGGGCGTGCTTCGCCAGGGCGCACTGGCCGTCTACTCACACCCAATGTTGGCGAAAAAGGCTGCTGCAGAGATGATGAAAGCTCTCGTGAGCAAGCAAGCAGAGTTCAATTCTGCCGAGAGGATCCGTAACGACCCCCTGGGGCAGTTTGCTGAGACCGCCGGCTTGAGCATTACCAGCGACGATGGGCCAATTAGCCGCCAAGAAGAGGCATTTATGGGGCGATGGGCCAAGAAAGTGCCAGGGATCGCAGCCAGCGGGCGAGCATACACGACATTCCTAAACAATATGCGATTCGGGCTATTCAAGCTCATGGTCGACAAGCTCGGGAGGTCTGGACAAGTTACGCTTGACGAGGCGAAGGTAATCGCAAAATACATCAATGTCGCAACCGGACGGTCATCTAACTTCAGGATTTTCGGGCTATCTGCCGCAGATGTAAACACGGTATTCTTTGCGCCACGATATGTGGCCTCGCGATTCCAGTATCTCGCCATGCCGTTCTACCTGCCCTTTATGAAGACCTCCTTGCGGGTCAAGAAGGCCATAGCTGCAGAGTACGCTCGGACATTCTCTGGTGCGGCCGTATTCATTGGCTCCCTCATGGCATTGGGGTACTTGGCAGCAGATGATGACGATGATGAACCAGTCTTTGAGACCGACCCACGCTCAGCCAACTTTCTGAAGATTAGAATCGGAGAGACCCGAATCGACCCAATGGGGGGACTGTCTCAAACGATTGTCGTCGCTGCCCGGATCGCGCCTAGATTTTTGGGCGGCGGGAGAATCAAGACGGCTGAGGGAAAAATCAAGGAGTTGGGGGAGAAGGGGCAGAAGTACAAGCCAACTACACGATGGACAATCGCAGGCCGATTCCTACGCACGAAGCTCGCTCCGGTTCCCGGGGCAGGCGTGACCGCATTGAACGACATGATAAATGTGGTCGGAGAGAAGGAGACAATGGCCTCTCTCAGCGGCCAGCTATTCCTGCCTCTGTCTCTGCGCGATGTCAAGGACAGTATGCAGGCCCACGGCGTAGCCAAGGGTACGGCAGTCTCCATCCTTGCCATTTTCGGGGCTGGAGTACAGACCTACGGGCCCAAGACGAGCTACCTGGACGCCACGGGGGAGGAGCGCGAGAAGATATTCAAGCGGGACCTGAAGCAGATCATGTGGGACGATCCGCCCCTGGCCTATAGTGAGTTCCTGGATGCCGAGCAACTGAAGAAGGTCGACGAGGCTAGGCGTTACGACGTCGGCAAGCTCATCACAGCGGCCACGGACAACGAGCCCACGAAGAAGGGGAAGACCGCGGAGGAGTACGAGGAAGCCGTCAAGAAGTGGACGAATGCTCGCACCAACGCCCTAAAGAGACTCTCTGGTGCCCGAGAGGAGCAGGCCATCGACGACTTCCGACTCTACTGGCGGAAGAAGCAAGGCTACAAGGTTGGCAGCGAGGCATGGCAGGCCCGCTTTCGCGCCCTGAAGAAACTCGGCCTCAAGAAGACGAAGTAATTCCACCGAATTACTTCGCGCAATTACTTCGCATATCGTGGAGAACGTGGAGGGTCGGCCTAATTAGGTGGAGATGCTGATATCGCCGCGGATGGGCCGATTCTCGGCATTCCTAAATTCGGAGATTAGGAAAACTCTCCACGGAGCGTAGAGGGTTTGTAGCGAAGCGAAGTAATTCCACGCAATTGTTTCGCACGGAGACCCCTATAGTAGAGTGGGGAGCTGACAGGGGTGTTAGACGGGGTGCCAAGTAGTTTGAGACTCCATTCTCAATTTTGTAATTGACAGGCTTTGAGAATAGGAGTACCTTCCCTACAGATGGTTCTCAAAGATTCTCAGGAAAGGGGCCAGCATGGCCGAGGACAGTAGCAACCTCGTGACGGTCGAGGAGCTGGCGAAGATGGTGCGGAAGTCGGTGCCGACGATCTACCGCCACCTGAAGTACGGGGTCCCGAAGAAGCAGAGCAGAGGGCTGTCCATTGACGTGGGGCAGCTACCTGACGTCTGGGTGGGCGGCAACCGGTTCTGGTACAGGTCTGCGGTAGAGAAGCTGATCGAGGAAGCGAAGGAAGCCAGGGAGGCCATGCGTGAGTGACCGCGAGAGGCTCGTCTCTCTCACCCCGAAAGAGGGTGTGGAGTTGACAGACCAGGAGGAGAAGTGCCGAGAGGCGCTGGAGACGCTGGCAAACTGGAGGGTTGAGGAGCTGCTCCGCATGGAGAGAGAATACCCCGAGCTCCTCTCCATCGTCAGGGGGCTGGCAAAGATACGGCAGTTAGCCGACGACAGCACCCCGCTCGTATCCAACCAAGGCCAAGCCCTCGACGGCTATTCGGAGTTGGCGATGTACCGCAAGCTGGCGGAGAAGGCCCAGGCGTTCAAGGAGAGCCCCGGTGACTAAGGACGGCGAATACACCCCGGAGGAGAAAGCCTTCCTGGAGATTCTGCACGAGCCGCTCAGTAAGGCGCTGAAAGGCTGGTTGCGAAAGGATCTGCTGGAGTGGATGGCGGAGATCCTGCTTATCGTCAGAGAGTTGGCGGAGATGGAGCCGGAGGCCGACAAGAACTACGGCACGGCGTACTGCCGCATCTGCGGACAAGAGGACACCGTAGACCGCGAGGGTAGGCCGGGAATCATCCACGAGCCCGACTGCCTATGGCTGCGGGCGCAGAAGTTCAAGGAGAAGGCATGAAGGGGAAGCGAATCAAGCGTCTTGAGGAGATCGAGAAGCTAGGCCGGGTGTGCGTCTGCTGGGAGGGCAACGGTAGTCTTGTGAGAACGTCTGCGGCCTGTTTCGTTGGCTTCCCCTTGCGGAAGGCACTGGCCCTACTGAGGCGAGGGCTTTGGGTCTACAAGAAGAAGGAGAAGGCATGAAGGCAAACGACAAAGTTCTGTACCTGGGTCAGCCAGGAACCATCTTGTGCGAGCTCCCAGAGGGAACCTGCCTGGTCGAGGTCGACGGCTGGGAGGACGAAGAGGGGTACTCAGAGGGGATTCGGGTGATCGCATCTCGCCACGACGTTGCCCCGATAGGAACCAATCCCTTTGCCAAATATCACGAAAAGGGACGGGCGCTCAGGGAGCAACTCTGCGACCTACGGGCACAGATCCGTGAGGCGGTAAAGTTGCGCGATGACGCCAGGGCTGGCATCCAGGCTCGTGCCGGGGAAAGGGTGGCCCTGCAGCGAGTCCTAGACTATCTGGACGGGAAGCTCACCTGGGCCCTGGAGTTAGGCTACAGGATGCAGATTGTCCGCGTCGAGGACTTGCGGTGCCAATGCAACCCCAGAGACCTGAAGCTCATTTCTCTGTTCGGCGACTCCAACGGAGACCTGAATTTCCGCGTCGGTCACTACAGCGATGGATCGGGGATGGGAAGCCACGAGATAGAGTTGTTCCCGAGCAAGGAAGATGCGATCCAGCGTGCCAGGGAGGCCGTTGATGAAGTGCTCGCAGACGATATAAAGCGGCTCTGTGCCGATGCGCTAATCGAGGAGTACGGCTTCGATTCCGCCCTGATCCGTGAGCACAAGAAGTTTGTGGCGGAACGGAAGGCAGAGGAAGGCCGTGCCCGCATAGCCCTGCTGCAGAAGGAAATCGACCAGTTGAAGGCGGAGGCCACCAATGCCTGACATAGGCGACATAGAGGCTATCAAGATCCGCCGGCCATTCGGTATGTCCACGACGGGGGGCTCTGGATTCCCTGTGGGTCGAGTGCTTGAATGCCCCAGGAAGGCCGCCCTGACGCTCCTGGGCGTTCGTATGAAGCGACTGGGTGCTCCCCTATGGTTCGGGACCCTAATCCACGAGAACGCATTCAGGCCCTATACAGAGCCGGAAGAGGTCAAGGACCTGGCTGCAGAGACGGAGAAGGACATACGGAACGCTGCCGAGTCCGAGAAGATGATTCGAACGGAGACTGCTCCGGACGGGACCGAGACGGAGTTTGTGCAGGATCTCGAGGTTAGCGACGAGGACAGGGAGAAGCTGCCAAAGATAGCCAAGCTCCAGATGGAGGTCTGGGACAACGAGAGATACGCCCAGAGCGAGATTGAGGCAGTAGAGCAGAAGGCTCGTAGCGATCTTGTGGACCCTGACAGTGGGAAAGTGGAGGGAATAGCCGACGGGGTGCGAGTTGCTGGCAGGATGGACCTGCTCCTGGTCAGGGATGAGAACGAGCAGGTGCCCGTGAGGGACCTGAAAACGGCCAAGGCTGCGCTGAAGCAGGAGTGGTTCCTGAATCTCGGGTATTACCGGCAGCTATCCACGTATCGGTATCTGTTGGCGGCTGGGGCAGGGGAGATGACGGACAATGTGGCCTGCTTCCAGCTTACGAAGCACATGACGAAGGAGAGCATCCAGAAGTACGCTGGGGAGATTCATATCAGACCGATGCCCTATAGGCGCGTCTACGACGAGTTCATGCTGGCCTGGGAGAGGCTCCTGGAGTGCGAGAGGCATAAATACTGGCCGATGAATCCCACGGCCTGTGAGGGGAAATACGGGCCCTGCATGTTCCTCCCCCTGTGTTGGGCAGAGGAGTTTGACGACAGTGACGAGTGGAAGAAGACCTTGAGGATAAGAGAGGAGATGTCTCATGGGTGAGACGACAAAGACGACAGAGACGCTACCGGCGAAGAGGTCGCTGGTGGAATGGGCGGCAAACAGGTGGGAGCTGGAACCGGACAAGCTCATGACGGTGCTGCGGAGCACGGTCCTGAGTGTCGGCCGTAACGAAACCCCACCCACAACCGAAGAGGTTGCGATGTTCCTGGCTGTGGCCAAGGAGCGCGATCTGTCTCCGTTCCTGGGGCAGATACATGCCTTCAGGACGAAGCGTGGCGGGGTCCAGGTGGTCGTGGGGATCGACGGTTGGGTGGCGATGGTGAACAGGGAGCCGATGTTTGACGGGCTCCAGTGGGAGGACAAGTACGACAAAGACGGCAATCTGGTATCCGTTACCTGCATCATGCACCGCAAGGACCGGTCGCACCCTATCGCTGCCACGGAGCGCATAGACGAGTGCAAGAGGGACACGGAGCCCTGGAGAAAGTGGCCCCACCGGATGCTGCGGCACAAGGCCTACATCCAGTGCGCGCGTCTGGCATTTGGATATTCGGGGATCGTGGATCCTGACGAGGCCGAGAGGATCAAAGAGGTCGACGCCCAGGTGATAGACGAGAAGCCGAGGCGTAGGGTTAGGGGTGCGGAGCCCGGGCCGGACACCTTCAAGGGCGCCGGTACGGCCGACAGGACAGAGGAGCCCCCGGCAGGACCGCCTGAGACGCCGGAGGATGAGCCTGGAGAGTCGGAGGACATCGTTGTGCCCCCAGGGCTATTCAATGATGCTCCGCCGCCAGAGGACGATCTGGACGACCTGGAGCCGCCTGACGACCCTGACCCGGAGCCACAGGTGGAGTACCTGACCGACAAGAACCACCCGGTCAAGAAGAGGCTCTATGCTGCGGCCGGCAAGAGTGGCTTGGGTCTTCTCAAGGATGACGTGAGGCAGATTCTCCAGGATAGGTTTGAGAAAAACACATACTCCTCGCTGACGGTGCAAGAGGGAGAAACTCTGCTTCTCCACTTCCAGGTCATGCAAGCGGCCCAGGAGGCCAATGTACCGGCTGGATACGTAACAGAGAGGTTGCTGGAG